CAGCACCAGCATGTCCGCCATCCGCCCGCCGCAGTGGGGACAGGTGTCCTCCCGTGCCCGCCCGATGCGAACGGGGGACACTTCACCGGGGGCTCCCTTGACGAAGGAAAAGCAGGTATCGAAGTTGAGTTGGGTCCGTTGTCCCTTTTTATTAAAGGTCCAGCCGCCGCACTGGGCGTAAATGGACGGGTCTACATAGAGCTTCTTGCGCCAGGAGCGGGGATGATTCTCCAGTTCCAACAGCGTTTCCAGTGCCCGGCCATCGCCCTGGAAAGCAAGGCAGCACATCAGGTTGGACGCTTCACTGGAATCCTCTGTGGACAGCAGCGCGTGGATCAGGCCCTCCCCCACATCAGCGGGAGCGTGATAATAGATCTCACAGGGCCAGAACACCCCTGCGGCCAGCGCCGCCCGCTGGATTTCCGGGGTGATGGCGTCCCGGTAACCCAGCAGCTGCCAGAAGTCGGTGCATTCGGGGTCCTCCATATCAGCAAGCCGATGGATGTTCTGGATCAGGTTTTTCTGCTTTGCAGCAATCTGTTCCGGCGTCCAGGCCAATGCAGTTTTTCGCTCTTGCTCACACTTGCATTTCCAGCACAATCCGTCATAGCCCAAAGGGGTCCCACAGCCGGGACAGGTATATTTCAGACTCATATTTTTCGACTCCTTTCAGATGATAGAAAAACGCCCTGCGACACCCTGCCACTTGGACAGGCTGACGCAGGGCGCGAAAAGGCCGCACAGAACCAAGACCTGTATCCCAAGGCTCTGTGTCTGACGATATTCTGCTGTCTTTCCCGTCCGTTTGGACATGGGTACTCATCTCTATCCATTTGCTTTCACCTACCGCACATGCTCTTTTACCCGCTCCATCTCGTCCACCAGAGCCCTGACCTGGAAGTCCACCATATCCTCCGCCACCTCTGGGAATAGAAATGGCATGGTGTCTGGAATGGCTTTGTGTACCATCATCATGCTGAGGGCCAGATTGCCAAACAGCCGGGGATCAATACTGTCCACAGGGAGGCTAAAGATGGAAAGCAGCTTCCCATAAAAAATAATCTGATCCCGCCGGAACGCCTGAAAATTCTCCTCGGAAAGGCAGTGGCGTACTTGCTGCTCCTCCTCAATGGACAAAACGGCAACTCCGCTTTTAGCTCCATAACAGCAGTTTTTCAGAAAGGTTTCCACTCCCGCCCGCCAACTGAGTCCGGGGTCCTCCATTAGGGATCTGGCATAATCCAGCAGCTTGGGCTGTTGGTATCGCAGGGCGTAGAGCACCAGTTCTTCTTTGGATGAGAAAAAACTGTAGAAGAAGGTCTTGGAGATCCCTACTTTTCTGCACAGAACATCAATACTGCTGTGAATCAATCCCCGATCCGCGATACACTGAATCATGGTGGTCATCAGGGCATTCCGCACTTGCACTCTATCTTCTTCAGAATAGGCTTTTCGTGCCATATCTTCCCCCCCTATAAAGAACAGAATCATAAAATAGTATTTATATAATAGAAGCATCCAATCCAGTCCCCACGCCACTTTTAGGCCAGAGGTGTAGGAGTGGTCAAGAAATAACCGGCTCTCCTACACCTTTTTCGACCTCTAATCACTACTTATGGATTTGCGCAAGCGCCTCTTTCAGCTTGTCAAATCCGAACATTGCCGCATAAGCCACCATGAACGCGAGGACCACCGCGGCAAACACCATATACCACACAATAGCGATCCCCTTGATGGAGCAATATGCAAAGAAAGCGCCGAGCGTCAGCACCAGCGAAACGATCATCGCCAGAGCATTCGTCGGCAGCTTGTCCCAGGTTACTTTCTTGAGCACCTGCACCACAATGTTCGTCAGCACCACCAGCACGCCAATGATGCTGATGATGACAGACCAGTTCAATACACTCTCCATATTCTTTTCCTCCTGTTATCCAGCCCCGTCTTCGGGCGGAGTAGAGTTTCCCTTGTCAGGCCATGAGTTGTTCTTGCTCAGGTTTTCAAACAGCGCCTTGAGACCGTAGATCAGCACCACGCCGATGATCTCCTTGAGCGCGACCTGTGACAAAGCCTCTGCGATCTGCTCCCGTCCGAGCAATGCAAGGATATAGCTGCACCATACCCATGCAAGTCCGTTGAGAATACAGACCCACACGATAATCTTCATCGTGGTGACCTTGAACCCTGCTTTGGAAGAAGACGGGGGGTCCTTTTCAGGAACACCCCCATCCCCCTCCAAAATATCAGTGAACGGTTCCGCTTCTTTGCAGGCTTTCATTTTCTCGGAAAGGCCGATGCCCCACCTGCTCACAGCGCCGCCACCTCCTTCTTATCCTCGTCCTGAAGGAAGTCTCGTTTCTTCAGCCGGACCTTATACACCTCTCGAATGTTCTCAATGGCAATTTCCGCGCGGCTGTTTGGATACTCAGGGTTCTTTTCGCAATAATGCTCGTACTTGTCGATATACCCAAGTACCTCTACGAATTCTTCCTTCGTATGACGGATCGGACGAAGCAACTCATTGTTAAAGCGGAGTATCGCCGCTCGCCAGTCATCGGCCCGGCCTTGATCATCCGTTTTGATATGTGAGTCCAGCTTTTTCTCGATCTCGTCGAGGCGCTTTGAAATGTCAGCATTGATCGCCTTGCCAATGGCTTTGGCGAGTGCTGACCATGGGTTGATTTTGACGGGGGCGATTTGCACCAGGGTCATAAGGATCAGGAGCAGACCGCCCCCGCCGGCTAAAATCTCTTGAATAGTCACATCTCAATCCTCCGGTGCGTTCATTCTGCCTTGAGCATGGCGATGAGCTCCTGATACTCACTTTCGGTCAGCTTGCCGGCTGCGAAGAAAATGTCGATCTTTTCCTCAAGGCCGTTGGTCTGGCCGCGCTCGATCATGCGCTTCAGAGTGCGATACAGCATAGTCGTTTTCCTCCTTTCTCAATTATTCCGAGAGACCAAGCTCAAGCAGGGTCAGTCGGTATTCGTGATCCACGCTCATCGCGTCCGTATCCTGGACGATGGAGTCTGTGTTTTTCTGAGCGCGGAACAACGCATCGTTACTGCGGTCGACCTCATTGTCCTTACCCTTTGCAAGGTAGGCGTCGTAGTTCTCCCGCACGCTGACAGCAAGTCCGGGCCAACTCTCGACCTCAACGCGGTATTCGTCATACTGGAACCCGTCAAGGCCTTCCTTGTCCTCGGCATCCTTAGAGATCTTGCACGCCTCCACATTCTGGTAGAGACGGACAAGACTTCGTTTGGTACCGGGGATCTCTTCCACAGTAAAGCTGCCGGGGTTGACCATTCCCTGTACTTTCATGAAAATCACTCCTTTTTATGCCGCCTGGTATGGCGGATATAATGCCTGAAGTCTTCTGCACTCCTTTCGGACGACTTTCTTCAGTGCAAACATCGTCTTGGGCTGGTAATGCCTGTCCAAAACCTGCTGATGATTGCATTTGCGAAGCTGTCCGAGCCGTGAGATCAGCCCTGAAGCCCTCTTAAACGAGATGACTCGGTTCCTGTCTCGCCGGTAGTAGTAAAGATGAAGCGATTGCTTGAGCCGGAATAGATTGTGCTTTCGCAAGATCGTGTAACCGTGTCCGAATCGGTATCCCAGAGCTGATGGTAAGCGCGGACGGCGGTGCCGCTGCTTTTTCTTCGGTAAAGCCTGATGCGCTCTTTCGACCTTGGGCGTAAACCCGACGCGGAATATCTGCCAGTTACCTTTGATCTTCATTCCGATCTCGGCAAGCCACTTCTTGATATCCTCCAGCAGCCTCCTCAGCTTTCGCTTGTTGGAACCGAAGATCGTGAAGTTGTCCATCTGCCGCAGATAGTGTGATACGCCATACTGCTTTTGATGGATCATCAGATCTAAGGGCTGGAGTGTCAAATGGAGAAACCATGCGGAGAAGAATGCGCCGATGAGAACTCCGTATTCCATAATGGCGTCGCACAGCCAGAGCGTTTCGGTGTCCTTGAACACCCGCTTCAAGGCTTCGATGACATACGGCGGATCAAGCTCCTCAAAGCAGTGGTAGATGTCGCACTCGCAGCAATACTTCGTGCCCTCCACATCGTTCTTCATCCACTTCTTCAATGCCTTGACGCCGTAGGAGTTCCCTCGGCCGGGGACGCTTGCGATGCAGTACCGGTCCATGCTCCGCATAATGTGCGGGATCATCGGCTGCACAACAGCGTGGTGAACATATTGGTCCGGCCACAGAAGCGGCTCGTTGATGTCTCTCCATTTGCCTTTACCGCTGTCCGCGTTGCGATCCCAGCGCCGTCGCTTGAGGGGAGGGTGCATGTGCTCGTCTCCGTCGACCAGACCTTGGATGAATGCTCGGAGCTTCTCCACATATTCATCCATATTATTTTCGATCTCAATGACCTTTTTGTTCAGGCTGTGATTGCCGTTTCGCCGATGGCCGGCGTTCACTTCCTGAATTGCCAGACGAAGGTTTTCGTCCGATATGATCTCTTTGTAAACTCGAACTCGTTTCATCAGGGATGTTTTTCCTCCTTGTAGCCTCACAACCGTTCCAGCGCCGCGGGGTGTTCCAAGGCGAGACCTGGCCCGAAGTGTACTAAGCTGTGTCCTGTCGGCTTTTCTTCAGCAAGTGCTGTGCGGTCAACCGTGCGATATAGAAAGGGTGAGGAACCCCTACTACCAAATGGAGGGTTAGCCTGTGGCTTAGCAAGGATGCGACAGCCGATGTTGTCGTTCGAGTTCGACGTTCTGTTGTAGTTGACGTAGAACGGACCGTGATTCTGGTTCTGGTTATAGTTACCGCCATGGTACAGGCACGGGTTACTACCGTTGAAGTTCCAGTTATCCGGGACCATCGTCTGCTGCACAGTTGACCCCAAATGTAAAATTATTGTTTTCTTAAAAATATCAGTGAAATGCAAGGGGAAGGGGCTGCGGCCCCCTCACCCCTGCACCCCTACCTCTTCAGGGGAACAGTCACGCCGCCTTTGGCGGGCGTTCCTGGAGGCGACAGCCGATGTAGTGGTTCGAGCCCGACGTACCGTTGCAGTCGACGTAGAACGGACCGTGATTCCGGCTCTGGCCATAGTAACCGCCATGGCACAGGCACGGGCCACTACCGTAGAAGCCCCAGTAATCCGGGACATAGGTCGTTTGACTGCCGTTTGCTGCGCTCGGGAACAGTGCCCATTCAAGACCGCTTGCTGTCGGAATGGTGAAGTCGGACGGATAGCCCGAAGAGGGCGTGCCGACCAGCGTGCCATTCGCGCTGTCGCTGAAGTTGTTGGGATTGCTGATGACATTCAGGCCGTTATTGTTGTAATAGCAGCCGTCCATCCAGTCATAAACATTGTCCCACCAGCCTTCGATATTGCGATACTGCGTAAAGCCGTAGCTGTCGCGGCTTGCCGCGGTCGTACCGGTGTGGTAACCCATCGCGTCGGTCTGACCGTTGTTCATCTTGGAATTGCTCGTAGAGCAGCCTCTGCCGATGCGCTCGCCGTTCCAGTCGGCAAACTCCACAAGGAACAGCATGTTCACATACCAGAACTGAGCGAAATCCATCTGCCAGAAGTTAGCACCGAGGTTATGGATGCCGGTTCTCGCCTGGCTTCTCGTGATGTTTACCTGCTGAGCGGCGCCCGTGGTGGACTTATAACCGCTGGCGCAGTGATAACGGCCGATGTAGGAGTAGTCCAGCTCGCCAAGGCCGTCTCCGCGATCCCGGTTTACAGGGTCAACAGAGAACCCCTCCACATAACCGTCCGCGATCTGGAGCTTCAGCTTCTTTCCGGTCTTTGTCCACTTGAACCAATACTTCGGCTCTTTGACTTCAACGCCGCCGCTGCGGGTCTCCTTCACCATGCCGGACCACGGCATCAGGTTGTCGAATGGAGAAGAACCTCCGCCGTTGTTTACTGCGGGGTTCGGTTCAGCAAAGCCGGCCGCCGCGTCCGTGCGCTTGCCTCTGGTGGAGCCGCCGCTTGTCCAATCCCACTCAACGCCGTAGATCGTGACGAAAGTGGCCGTCACATTGACAGTCGTGTCGGAAGCCGCCTTGTAGTTCGTGCCCTCGGCGACCTTGACTGTGATTTTGGCCGTGCCGGTCGTGTCGTTCACGCTTTCCACAGTCACAACGCCGGTGCTTTGATTGATGGATTTGATCTTCGCGACGCTCGTGTTGTTCGAGGTGGCTGTGATCGTACCGTTGCCCTTGCGGCTCACCGTAAAGGTTGCGGTCTTGGCACTGCTCTTCAGAACGATGGAACTCGGCGAATTGGTCACGCTGTTCGCGGCCTTGCCGATCGTCCACGATGCTGTCTTGCCTCCGGTGCTTCCATCCGACCACTTGTAGTTGGAAGTCGGCGTAAAGGTAGCGCTGTAAGTGCCTGCGTTGGTAGCGGCCGTCACGGAAACGGTCATCTTTGCCGAGTCATAGGCGGTATTCCACGAAGGAGTCTTCGGGTTGCCGTCATAGACAAGCGTGCCGTTCTGGGCGGGGACCGCCGCGATGGTAGCTCTGCCGATGGTCCACTTGATGGTCTTTGCCGCGGTCGTACCGTCCGTCCACATACCCTTCTTCAAGGTAAAGGTCGCCGTGTAATCGCCGGCATTCGTCTTGGCAGATACGTTCACAGAGGAGTTCTCATTGTCGAAATTCTGCCACTTCGGTGTCTGGGCGCTGCCGTTGTAGGTCAGCGTACCGCTCTGCGAAGGAATGGAAACGAGAACCGAGATGATCGTCCACTTCACTTCCTTGGCGCCTGTGCTGCCGTCGGACCACTTGTAGTTGGAAGTCGGCGTAAAGGTCGCCGTGTACTCACCGGCAGCCGTACCGGAGGTATCGCCGCCAATGGTCATCTTGTTGGCGTCATAGCCGTTCCAGCTCGGTGTCTTGCTCGTGCCGTCGGCAACAAGCGTTCCCGTCTGCGTCGGCAGAGCCGAGATGACAGCGCGGTCGATCGTCCACTTTACGCGGGCTTCATCCGTGCCGTCCGGGAACAGATAGCCGTAGGACAGCTTGAAGATCGCCGTGTAACTACCTGCGTCAGAAGCGCTCGTCACGCCGGAGATCTCCATTTTGAGTGGATCGTAGCCGTTCCAGCTCGGCGTCTTGTCCGAACCGTTGTAGGTCGGGATGTTCGTCTGCGTCGGAACGGCAATGGTTTTGCCCTGCACCGTAACGACAAGGTCTGTGCTCTTCGTCACACCCTCGTAGGTGTATTCAAGCTTCATGACCTGGCGTCCAAGCGTAGAGAAGTTCGTCGTCGGATAGGTGTAATCAAGTACCGCCGCCGTGCTCCCGTCCGAGAAAGTCGCAGTAACGACCATGCCCGTCGGATCAAGGCTCTCCTGATACTGGTAGACCGTCTTGGCTGGCTGCGTGGTGATGGCGATGCTGATAAGCACCTTTTTCACCGTCACGGCAACCGTCGCGGTCTTTGTGATGCGACCCTCGGTGTAGGTGATGACAACTTCGCTCACCCCGTCCGTAAGAACGGAGGGAGAGACGGTGTAACCCGTCACATTTGCCATCAGACCTTCGCCGTAGTTTGCCACAACGACCATGCCGGTGGGGTCGAAAGTTTCACCGGACTTATAGACCGTCTTGTTGGGCGTGGTGGCGATAGTCAGACTTTCCATCTTCGGAGAGCCGCTGCCACCGCCGCCGGAAAGGTTGAATACCTTGCCAACATTACTCATCTGTTCCGACCTCCAGTCGAATGATAAAGACGGACAAGTCAACGGTCGGCGTCGTATCGCACCGGAAAGTCATCTGCCCGCTCGTAGTTACATTGTCTGCGCTCACGCCATAAATGTCGTACACATTACGGGTACCGGCGTCTGCGCCTACAAGATAAATATAGTTGCTGTCAGCTAAGAGGGAAGCATGTGCAACAGTCTGCGCTCCGCCGCTCCAATTTGCGGCCGGCAGAGTAACAGAGATGCCGATATGCTGGAGATCCTCCAGTCCGGCGGCAACAAGCTCCGCCAATTCAGCTACCTGCTTGGCGGAATCCTTCTTCCCCGCAAGTGCCAGCTTTTTGAGCTGGTCAAATGTGGAAAACTTATGCTCTGCCATGTGTTGTTACCTTCCTTTCAAAAGGTGGAACGGGGGACAGGAAGCCCCATCCCCCGCTCGCATATGCTGGATCAGACGGTAGCCTGAGCGCCGAAGACTTCGGTCAGCATGGCGTCGACTTCCGCGTCAGTAGCCATCACGATGTCAGTCTTCTTGACAAAGGTTTCGTCAACCTGGGTCTTGGTGTAGTAAGACTCAAGGGCGGTGCTGATCGAGGCAGTCACCTCAGTCGTCTTGGCGTAATCGCCGATGCTCAGAGCATTGATCGCCTCGGTAATGTAGGCGACAACGGTGGTAGAGGTCGCACCCTCGGGCAGCGTGCCGACAAGAGTCTTCAGGTCGGCGATAGCGGTCTTGTTCTCGCTGATGCCGCCGGCCATCTTGGTCGCCTCAGGGCCGTGCTTGGCAACCCAGTCGATCAGCTCCTTGTAGCTGTTGACCACATTGTCGTCGGTCACATCAGTGGCGAACTTGTTGATAGCCTTGTCGATCATCTTGCTGATGGAGCCTTCGCCGTTGCCGGTCAGGGTATCCAGGTCAGCCTGCTTCGCCTTGGCGTCGATGATGGCCTTCAGAGCGGCAGCCAGATCGCTCTCAGCAACCTCAGACTTGTAGGCCAGAGCAGCCAGACCGTGAACGGGAATATCAACGCCGTTGGCGGAGATGGTGCCGTTGGTCTTGCCCTCAGCGATGAGGATGTCGGCGATCTTATCGGTCAGGGCCAGCAGAGTGCCGTTGACCTTGATGCCTTCCAGCTTGTTAGGCTCGCCGCCGGCAGTCACCAGGTCATTGACCTTAGTGGTCAGGCCGGTAACCTTAGCGTCGACAAGGCCGATCTCGCTCTTTGTGCGCAGCGCCAGTTTCTTGAGCTGATCAATAGTAGTGTGCTTGGTAGTAGACATATTGCATGTCCCCCTTAAATATATTTGTTCACGGCTGTTCGCCGAAAACATCATTGAGTAGGTCATCCACTTCTTTGTCAGAAGCAGTGTTGTCGGGTGTGCTTCCGCCCGGGTCGTTCGAGGCAAAGGCGTCGTTCAGCATATCGTCGACCTCTTTATCCGAGGCCGTTCCGGAAATGCTTCTCTGGATCTCAACGATCACCTCGGTCAGCGTCTTGTTGCCAAAACCCGCCGTCGATGGGTCGCCGATGATTCCCATGATCTGCTTGTATGCTTCATCGCCCATCGGGTCTCCGGAGCCGCCTTTTCCAACGCTGATATTGGCCGGGAAGAGGATCTTGCTGGTCACATGCCAGCCAGTCGACTTCCGTTCCTCGCCCTTGACACCATAAACGGCGATCTTAAGCGGGATACCGCCTTTCTTAAGGCATTCGCCCGGAATGTCGCACTTGTCCTCGCTCAGCACCACAGCCATGCTGACGCCGCCTGCCTCAAAGAGCGCAGTCTTTGCGAACCCGTCCCAATCCTTGCTGAAGGCGAATTCGACCGGATAAGGCGTCGCTGCATTCTGGATCAGCGTAGTATCCTCCACCAGCGTGGTGAAGCAGCTTTTGATCGCGATTTTCAAATCATTCGCCTCCTTCTTCGGCATTGACCGACAGTTCAAGACGCACGATGTTCACCGTGATGTCTTTGATCGGGTCGGTATCATTTACAAATGTGATGAAGCCGGTCGTGGAGATATCTTTCGGACGCACATTGCATTCGAGGTACTCTTCACGGCTGGCTTCATACGCATCAATGAGGTATTTGTACTTGGCAGCGGCCACAAGGCGGCTCTCCGCCACAGTGATGGAACCGTTCGACCATCCGGAGGCCGGCAGCACCAGATCGAAATGGATGCCGAGCACATCGCCCGTACCCGTCCCATTCAGACCGTTGTAGACGGCGATGTTGTACTTGCTTCCGTCTGTCATCGTAACGGTGTAAATATCAGTCGAGCCTGGCGTATGATTGCCCTGCGTCAACTGAATGCTCTGGATACCGTTGCCGGTCGGGCCGGTCAGCTCGCAACTGATGTTGGTGTTCACATAGGTGCCCTTCTCAGCGTCCCAGATCCACCAGGTACCGTTCTCCGGCTTAGGCGGCTTTCCGCTGTACTGCTGTGCGGTTGCGGCGCTCTCTGCGGCAGACTCCTTGTAAGTCTTGGCATTTGCCTCAGAGTTCTCGGCGGATTCCCGCGCGTTCTCAGCGGCCGTTTTAGCGGTCTGCGCCTTGTCACGAGCATCCACAGCAGCCTTTTTAGCGGCTTCGGCGTCCGTCTTCGATACAGCAGCGGCATCTTCCGATGCTTTTGCTCCATTTTGACTGTTCGCCGCCGCATCTCTTGCAGCTTCCGCAGCAGCACGGGCCTCTTCCGCTGCGTTGCGGTCAGCAGTAGCCTGTGCGCCCAGTGTCTCGGCCTCTGAGCGGATGGTTCTCACGCGCTCCTCGGCGGCCTTGACCTCTCCCTCGGCAAGCGTCGCCGCTGTCTTGGCGTCCGTGGCCTCCTGTGCCTTCTGCTTGGCGATCTCTTCCGAGTTCTTCGCCTCTGTCTCAGACGCCTTAGCACCGGCGGCTGCTTCTTTCACGTCTTCGGCCTGCTTGTTGACATTTTCCTCAGAGGTCTTGATGCTTCCCTCGGAGAGTGCAGCCGCCGCAGCGGATTCAGAGGCGCTTATCGCCTTTTTCTCGGCATCTTCGGCAGACTTCTTGGCAGCCGAGGCATTTGCCTGTGCGGAATCCTTGGCGGTTGAGGCAAACTCCATCGCGCTGCTGGACTCCGTGTTCATCGCCGCCAGAGCATCATGGATGGAGCCGCGAACCTCTTCGCCATAAATGGCGCTGAGGATTTTTTTCAGAAAGCTGCTGATATCAGCCATCTAAATCACTCCTTCCTTAGTCCTCCAGCATCCAGTCGAGCAGCAGGATCTCCTCGCCGCTCAGACAGCCGATCGTATCTTCATACTTGGCGGTCATCAGCTCGACCTCATGCTCCATCTCGTTGAACGGAGCAAGCTCGTCGCAGAAGGCCTTAAAATTAGGAGAGCCCACCTTGATGGAAATGGTTCCGGTCTCATTGCCACTTTCATCCTTGTCGGGCTCTCCGTATTTGTTGATGAGGTCGTGTTTGAATGCTTCATACTCGGTCAAAGCAGTAGAAAGCATCCGGAAGTTCCTCGCGGCGATATAGCCGATCTTGTTGCGGAGCTGAAGAAGCGGCCGCAGGTTCTGGACCATCACGACCATTTCTGAATTTTTAAGCTGTTTCTTCAACATTATCCCTCCTTTTGCTGAAGCAGTTCTTCGACCATTTGATAGAGTTTCTGGATCATGTGCGTATTGAGCGCAATAAGTTCGCCGTATCGGATGCTGTAACGGCAGTCCGTGATGCCATCCGAAAGGATCTCTTTGACGGGATCTTTGACAAGTGCCGCAAGTTGATCTGACGTCAGTCCGGTGTCAAGCATTGCCTGTTCTACATCCTGGGCGATAAAGCCGAAATGTTTCCGCCCGGAAGTACCTTTGTTGTACTTGAAGGTGGACGGCTTCAACGCAAGGAAGAACGCCTCATAAGAGGCAAGATCATAGTCGATGCTGTTCTTGATCCTTAAGTCGGAACCGTAACTTGGCTCTTCACTCATGGTGATGCTGCCGGAAACAACAAGGTCTGCTCCGGTTCCGGAGATACGGGCGCCAGCATTGGTAACAATAATATAAGGCTCCCAACCAGGACCGTTAGAACCATACATCATCGCACCGTAGGTCGTATGCTGACCGTCAGAGCCATGCCCTTTGCAGAATCCACCATAATCGCATGATAGGTCGATATAATCGGCATTGATTGTGCCGGAGCGAATATAATCGGCATTGATGTAAAGCCGTCCGCTGTACGAGTCGCTGAAAATACCGAACTTCGTACCACCTGAGGTGAGCACATCAAATACATTCTGGTCAGTGCACCGATCCTGATAGGCCTTGTTTGCTCTCGACCATGCAGCAGAAGCCTCATCGTAAGCGTCGTCTGCTGCGCTCTTTGCAGTGGCCGCGTTTGCATTCGCCGTGCTTGCCAGCGAGTAGGCGGGGTTGGAGGTGAGGTTCTGGTTCGTCACGGACGCCCAGTTGATCGTGCTTCCGGCGGACAGCGTCACCTTACCGTCTATGGTAACGGAACCGCTGGAATCAACAGCAAAGGTCGTGCGGACACCGTTGGTAACGGTAAGTCCGTAGACGCTCAGGTATTTGGACTTGAATCGCTCGTCGTCCATCATGCTGTTGCCCGCTCGGTCAAGGAAGTCAGAAGCCTGAACCACGCCCTTGAAGTTTCCGTCCACACCGACCAGCGTGCCGCTAAAGGTGCCTTTCGCCGCTGCCAGAGTACCCGCAAAGGTGCCTCGGCGTGCGGTCAGGTTGCCTTCCTCGTCAACGGTGAAGTTTCCGCCTCCAATGTCGATGGAGCCTTTCTTCATCGTCAGCTTGCCGCTCTCGAAGTCAAGCGAGAAGTTTCCGCCGTAATCTTTCAGCGTACCGGCGCGGATCACATCGGCATTGAGAACACCGGTCGTGATATAGTCCGCCACAATAGAACCATCCATTGTGATGGCAAGCCCAAAAGTCTTTCCATAATCCTTGGAGTAGCCAAGGCCGTTCATGTTCCATTTCCAGAGCTTGTCGGCTTTGGTATAGTCGCGGATGTTGGAAATATAAAGCGTGTCAGAACCGTATTCGTCCCGTGTGATCGTGATGTAGCCGGTCGTGGCCGCTGTCATGATCTGCGTGGCGTTTTCTTTTGCCTCTTTCAGGATGTTGTGCGCCTTTGGGAGACCCTCGATTTTCTCAAGGATAGCGGCGCTGATCTGGTTGTTCACACTGGTAAGGCTTGTCTGCACCGTGTCGCCAAGCGTAAACTTGGTATTCTCCGGGCTGTCCAAAGGGATCTCCAGCTTCGTGACAGGAAATACACGATCAAGTCCATGTGGCCGCGAGATCACGCGGATCTCGTCCAGCAGCTTCACTGCCTCCACATTCGCGTTGAGATAATGGAGGTCAAGGGCACTCACTTCCAGTTCCATATTGTCGAACTGTAAGTCGGCAAGATATGCCTTCGCCTTTTCCAGCAGCGCTTCAGGATCAGAAACGCTGTCCCATGTCACTGTTTTCTCGATCCAGCCATAGGTTTTTACAGCCTCGGAGGACTGGACATAAAGACTGCCCTCATTCACGCTCTCCACGGTCAGATAGGCGTCCAATGCCTCGATCTTGCTCTTGTCAAGCCTGTTGCCAAGCGGAACGATGACCGTTGCGAACTCCGTCATATCCCATCCCTTAGTGTGTTCGATGAGGTTGGAACCGAACTGGATCGTCTGGCTGCAAGTGTCGGGGTAATCAGCCAAATAGTCGAGATAGCGGATGCCGTCTTCCTTACGCACCCGCAGATGACCGCCGTACTGCGCCACCAACGCATTCAAGATCGTGATGGTCTTTTCATAGTTGGTGTAATAAGTCGGAAAATCTTCATCCACCACAGTAACAATGCCGATGGTGAACTTCCGGTTGTCTCCGACCTTTGCGTTGTGAATGGCGATCATCGCCTCAAGGTACTCACGGATCGTCCCTCCGGCGTACTCCGCAGGCGGCTGTGTGCTGTCGTTGAAGAATGCAAGCTCGCCCTCGCAAGTGAGCACCCGGTTTCGGTAAAAATCCTCGTTTTCAGAGAGGACGCGCCCCGCCCAGATCTCTTTTCCGTCCTTGTGGACGGCGATGTCAGTCACCATACGGATGATGGTGCTGTATCCGAGATTGGAGGGCGGAACCGTCATCACGAAGGAACCGGCCGCATTGTCTTCCAGCGTCAGCTTGGGGCTTGCAAGCTTCATGTTGTCCAATGCGAAGGCATCATTGTAGATGCAGACACCATCGGCATAAACAGAATACATCGCTTACAACCTCCCTTGTCTGAAATCAACGGACACGGTCCCCGTTCCATCGTCGACCCAAAGATATATCGTTCCGCCATAGTCGCCAAACAGAATAAACTCAGGGATCTGAATGGTTCCCTCCGGCAAAAGCTTTGTCAGGTCGATGCTGAGCTGACGGTTGACAAATCGGACATGAACGCCGCGCCCCTCACTGCTTTGCACAATGAATCCGGGGCAGACAGGAGCCCGTCCGTACATCACCGCATCCAGCTCGATCTCTTTCATCTCTGTCGTCACCGCAATATTGCGGAACAAAGCTGCCTGAATGACTCCATTTTGAAAGTTGAACGGGTCCCACAGCCAGTTGTCGATGGAGGAAAGGTTTTTCCACTTGTACGGGCCGACATCGTAGTCGATAACGAGCCGCGACCAGTCCTTTTCCGACTTCCAGGCGTTCACTGTGAAGCGCCCTTCGTAGAAATATTCAGGATCGTCCTCAAGGATCGCCCGCATGGTCTGTCCGTGCAGATAGTCCATAATGTCCGAGTAAGCCATGTGCCACGGCTTAAAGTCGTTCATGACAATAAACTCGATAGACCCTGTCCGGTTCTGATACACCGGATACCCGGTGAGGGCTTGCGACAGATCAATGACGCCGTCCCCACCGGGAATGTCCAGAGTCTTTACCTTTTGCGCAGGTGGATTGAATAGCGGACGGGAAGCGGGGACAAGCCGCCAATCGTCCCATGTGTTCTTATCGCCAAATGTGATCGAATGGTACAACTTAAATCCCCCTTCCTCTTTGTGTAGACCGCTGTCCGAGTGCCACATCCATCGGTTCAGCAAGTTCGCCGATGAGCGCACCGGTGTTCAGCACAACACGCAGCTTCTCCATGCGTTCCAGCATCGAAGCCATCTCACCTCGAAGCGTGCGGAGTTCAGCCACAACATCATCATTGTCGACGGAAATAGTTGTCTGGCTGCTTCCGCCGCGCTGTGCCTCAAATGCAACGGCAGCCTGCCCGACAAGGCCGACCGCTCGCTGCGAATAGAATAGGTTGTTCAAGGCGTCTGCTCCGGCCGATACGGCGGAGAGATCCAGAACAGGACGGATCACCGGCTCCATGTCGAACCCGCCGCTCACAATGTCGGCAATGGTCTGGAGCACACCAGAAAGACCGCCCTCGGCCGACTCCGCCATCTCAGAACCGGCCGCATAAGATCGGTCAACATAGTCCTGAAGACCTTTCACGAAACCAAGGCCGGTGTAGTTACCGATCTCACGGAACACCCTTGATGGAGAGTTGATGTCCAGTGTCGACTTCGCCGCCTGTACGCCTGCAAGAGCCAGTTGCGTGATCTCATCAACAAAGCTGGACTTCTCAGACTGAACGCCTTCAGTAAGCCCCTTGACGATCTGCTTGCCGGTCTCATCCCAGCCAGCTTCCGTCAGAACCTTCTGCGCCGTATCGGCCATCTCCTGAAGCTCATCCTCAGTATTGTTCTTGATAAGACCAATCTTTTCCTCAAAGCTTCTGCGGAGCTGTTCCAACTGAGCGTTGGCGTCTTCCGTGACCTGATTCATCTTCTCCTGCCAGAGAGCACGATACTCGGTAAGCTCCTGATCGGCCTCCTCGCGGAGTTTTGCAATATTCTGCTGGGTCTCTTCGCGCAGCCCCTCTAATTCGCCGACCGCCTGCTCGCGAGCCATTGCGTGCTTGACCTTCCAGAGGTCAGCATACTTCTCAAGCTCGGAGTCACTCATGTTGTTCAGCGCCTTGATCTGGGCGATCGCGTCAGGACCCATATCCTGAAGTTCCTCGATAAGGTCACTGTCAAGTCCTCTGCCGGCAAGAGACTCTAAAATATCCTGCCATTCGCCAAATTCCTTGACCTGACCCTCAAGATTCTTCATCAGGGTGTCGCCGCTGACCTCATCACGCTCCTTCACAGCGTCAAAGAGGCCATAGGACTTATAGAGGGAATCCTCGCGGGATTTCAGAGCATTCTCGTACTTGTCGTTCTCAGCCTGAATATCGCTCGCCAGTTGCGCGTTGATCGACTTTACCTTATCGGCGTACTCTTCCTCCAGGTCGAGCCGCTTCTGGTTCGCCTCGCTCTGTACAGACTGCACATCAGAGATATACTGTTTCTGCGCGTCGCTGATCTCTTTCTCCAACTGGTAAACTTGCAGGTCGAGCTTCTTCCGCAGCTCTGTCCCCTTGGCATATCGGCTCTGAACACGCTTATAGGCAGCCAGTTCCTCTGCAAGAGTCAGCTTGTTATACGATTTCTGCTCTTCGATCCAGTTCATCGAATACTGATAAGTGGCCGTAACCAACTCATTTTGAACACGATAGACCTCGCGGTCGATCTGCTTTCGTTCCTCGCTGCCCTCGCGGTATTTCTTCTGAAGCGTTTCCCATCCGGCAAGCTCCTCTTTCAAGCTGAGCTCGCTGTAATATTTCCGCTTTTCCGCCCAATCCTTAAAGGAGTCGAGTCCCTTCTGTGCGACCTTGATGGCTTCATCACTCATCTTTGCCGCAGCCGAAGAAACCGGAACGATAGCATTGTTGATACCGATGGTCATACCCTCGCCAATGTTTTTACCAAGCTCGATAAACTCGCGGGAGGGAGAATGACTGTCCAGCGCCTTCTTTGCCGCATTCAACGCCGCAAGACCCAGATCACGGCCCGCCTGAGAGGCGCCGCTCAGCTTCGAGCGGATGCCGTTGATAAAGCCCTGCGAAACATTCCTGCCGGCTTCATTGAACTGATCCTTGTAGTTGTTCACTTCTGCCACAACGACCAGCATGACAGACTGCATCGCCGTCCGCACGGAAGCACCGTTGCTGCGGATCGTGGTGCCGAAGCCGACCATCATCTGCACGACCGCGGTATTCATACTCGTGGTATGTGCTTTCACAGTCGCGGCCATCGCAAGCATCAGCTCAGCCATCGCCACATTAACGATCGTCTGGTTCTGCCGGATGGTCGTGCCTGCGGAATTGAGCATATAGATGATCGCCGTGCTAACAGTAGCTCCACTGTTGTAGAAAGCGTCGGTAAAGTTTTGGATACTGGTGTTTGCCAGCAGAACCAGCGCATTCGTAAAGTTCACAAATGCATACTGATCCATATTCTTCACCGTATCGGCAAGCGCCACCAGCTTCTCGACCTGTGTGATCGCGCCTGAGAGCTTGCTCATGTTGATACCCTCGATAGAGGTGGAGTAAGCCGCAAGGCCCTCGCCTAAGAGAACGAGCTGGTCGCCGAAGTCGGCAATGCTGTTGTCTCCGGTGAAGAAACTCACAAGCCCGCCGCAGTTCGGAATGGTATTGGATAGTTCCACGAGCGCCTTACCGGCAGAAGCGGAATTGCTGACGGCACCGACATCCATTCCTTTAACAGCGAGAGAGTAGTCCTTCATGGCCTTTCCGAACGGAACCAACTGCTCTCCAAACTTGTCCATGTCATTCTCACCGGCAAAGAAGCCGACTACACCGCCGCTGTTCGGCAGCGTTGTGGCCATCTCTGCAAGTGCCTTACCGGCAGTCGCCGCTTTGGAAACAAGGTCGGCGTCCATCCCGCTGATGGCGTTGCTGAACTCCGCCATGCTTTCTCCGAACGGAACGAGTTCATCAGCAAAATCAGAAAGAGAGGAACTACCCGTGAACCAGGACGCAATACCCTGCACAAGCTCAGCCTTCGTCAGCAGCAATATCGCATCTGTCAATGCCTGCACACCGCTGAACATCGCCGGAGAAATACTGCTCGCACCGTCGATAAACGGCTGAACATTTGTCATGAACGACGCAAGGTCACTGCCGATCTGCGGGAACTGACTGGAAATACCACTCATGAATCCGCCGACGATACCTCCGACAAATCCACCGATCGCCGTACCGATCTGCTCCAGCAGCTTACCGCCCTCACCGATCAGCCAGGAAAGGCCGGGGATCTGTGCAAGGGCACCGACAGCAGCAAGAACGATCGCCAGCTCAGCGATAAGAGCACCCATGCCGAGCACACCTATCATAGCGCTTGGGATCAATGCGGCTACCGCACCCAATGCGACCATAATGCCGGACAGCAGACCGATGCCGGCGATGGTTTTCACCAATACGCTTGTATCAAGTCCTGCCAGAGCATCAATGATGCCGGAGAAGAATGCCGCGATCACATTGACTGCCGCCTGAATGAGTTCGGGCAGCCGCTCTGCAATACCGTTCAGCAGGTTGATCAGGAACAGCATAATAGAGTCAACGATTTCCGGAGTATAGTTTGCAAGAGAGGCGAGTACGCCGGACAGCAGTGCCAATGCACCGTCAGCGATTGCAGGGACGCACTCAACAAGTACGTCCACCAGCGTAAGAACGACGGCCTTAACAGCTTCTCCAATAGCGGGAGCTCCCTGAGCGATCACGCCGCAGAACGCTATGATAGCCTCACCGAGCTTTTCGGCAACGGCAGGGATCAACGCAGCAATCCCTGTGATGATCGCGCTGAGTCCTGCCACAATAACGGTCACGCCTGCGCCGAGAGAAGTAGCCAAGGCGGTAATGCCGACTGCAATAGCCGACAGTCCGGCACCGGCAGCGAGAAGACCTGCTCCAATAGCTGCGGTACCGACACCGATCAGCGCAAATGCTCCGGCAAGTGCCAAAATCGTCGGAACAAGAGGAGTCAGCACAAGACCGGCCACACCGATTACGGTGAATGCACCGGCAATCGTCACAAGCCCCTTGGCGATGCTCTCCCAACTCATTGAGCCAAGAGCCAGCAGCACCGGAGTCAGAATAGCCAATGCGCCAGCCGCTACCAGCATGGCGGCAGAACCAGGCAAAGTACCGTTCATCACATTCAGACCGAGGGCAAGCTCTGCAAGAGCGCCGCCCATTGTGACGAGCCCCTTTGCGATCTCTTCCCAGGTCATACCGCCCATCTTTCCAAGGGCATTTGCCACGATCTCAAGTGCCGCACCAACAGCGATCAGACCAATGCCAACACTTATCGTGTTCTTCGGCATCACCTTCATAGCGATAGCCACTTCGGCCAATGCGCCGCCCATAGCGACAAGCCCCTTGGCGATCTGATTCCAGTCAAGGTTTCCGAAATCGCCAATCGCGGAAGCAAAGATTTTCATAGCAGCGCCAATCCCGATCATCGCGATCCCGGTGGACACCAGACCCTTTGCATTGCCGGTCAACTTGGTAAAGACCGTGATCTCCGCCAGAAGAACACCAATGGAGCCAAGCCCCTTCACAAGCTGTCCGAAATCGAGACTACCGAGATCCTTACAGGCAGATGCCAGGATTTTGATTGCCGAGGCAAGGACGACGATTCCCGCCGCTGTTGTTAAAGACTTTCCACTGAACTTTGCGGTGTTCATAAAGAGTGAGACTTCCGCCAGCAGCACGCCGACACCGGTCAGCCCTTTTGCAAGCCCATTCCATTCAAGCGTTGCAAGGTCTGTGCAGACCGATGCAAGGATCTTGATGGAAGCCGCAAAGAGAACCATCTGTGTCGCGCCCTTCATCGAAGAACCGCCGCTCATGTTGAGCAGCTTCACCGCACCGACCATCGCCGCCATCAAGGCCGTCACACCGGCAACACATTTTGCAAGCTGTCCACCATCCAAGTCACCGATCTTTTTCAGAGCTGATGCAAGGATCAGGATGGATGTGGACATGGCGAGCATCACTGTCGAACTCTTCACCGCACCTTTAACATCTCCGCTGATTTTGGTAAAGACCGACATGGATGCCATCAGTTCAGTAAAGAGAACCGTAATAGCTCCCAGTGACGCAGATAACTTCTCACTATCAATAAGAGATATCGCGACGATAGATGCTGCCAGAATCGCAATAGCGCTTGCTATTTTCAGCAAAGTTCCGGCTTTTAACTGCGTCTGATATGCCTCAAAGCATCCACGAACCCCATCCAGAATCCCCTTCACATTGTCAAGAAGACCTCCGACTTCATCAAAGGGCTTCGTCAAACTATTGGTGAACTTGGTTATGGCAATCGCAATACCGCCGATAGAAATTCCGTTTAGTAGGTCGATGATTCCGCTAAAATCAGCGTTACTCACCGCAGTTACGATCTTATTGATGCCGTTGCCGAGCGCATCGAAAATACCACCGCCAATTTTCTTAGCGGCAATGGATAGTGCTTGGATCAATGCGGCAAATTTCGACACATCGGTATTTCCGCCAATCTTAGAAAACGCATCGGAGATGCCATCTTTCAGACCGACAATAGCGTCTTTGACCTGACCGGCACGCTCTTTCAGCTTCTCCAGGATCGTGTGCAGGAGTTCCAGTCCAGGAACCTGAATTTTCTCTTCGGCAGTACCAAAGAGTTCTTTCATAGACTCCTTCGCTTCGTCAAGCGTCGGCAGACCGAGGTATTCACGAACAGACTCGGCAAAATTCTTGATGGCCGTAACAGCACCGCTCACAAAATCAGAGATCTTCTCAATGCCTTTGCCAAAGGCGTCGTTCTTCTTGATCGCTTCGTCAAGCTTGGCGAGCCATTCTCCAATAGAGCCGGTCACGCCGAGAACACCGCCGCCTAAGCCGGTCACTTTCCCAAGAAGAGAACCGACCGGACCCAGAATTGCACCGATTGCCCGCTTGCAAATATCAAGAATGGCGAATAGACCCTTAAAGGTGCTCTTCAGGTTTTCGGAAGCAGTGTCACTAAGCGTCAGCTTTTCTGTGAACTTCAGCAGTCCTTCCGTCAGATTATGAAGCTGTTCCGCAGTAGTTGGCGGAAAAATATCACGAAAGGCTTCTGTGATCGGCTTGATAACTGTCCCGATCCCCTTGAGCGTGTTCTTGAGAGACTCGATCAGCTCGGTTCTGCCGCCAAGGTCTTTCCATCCCTGAAGCACCGAATTACGAGCATCAGACTGCGTATCAATAAATCCGCCGATTGCCTGACTAAGACCAGTCCACAATTCCTTGGCTTCCTCAAAGTCACCAAAGAGGATTTCCCAGGTATTCGCCCAGCCGGAGCCCGCAGCTTCCTTTAAGGTGTCAATCAACTGTGAGAATGTCTTAACATCCTGTGCAGCAGCGAATGCCTTCTTACCGATGTCGGTCGTTTCATCAGCATAATTACGAAGTGTGCCGACAAGAGCTTCCGTCGTCATCCACTGATCCTGCAAAGAATCGTTAAAGTTATGTGTGGCGTCGATGACATTTCCCTTGACGGTCTTATACATTCCGTCTGCGGTTTTCGTCAAAGTTCCGCACGCAACAGCCGACTCCAAAAGCTGTGTCTTAAATTCCACCGTTGCCATGTTCGCATTTTCAATGGATTTCCAGTCGATCAGCTTGACATATCCTGCGGACAAGGCCTGCGCAAAGTTATACATTGCACGGGAAGCCTCGTTTGCATTTGCACCGGATATGGCAGCCACATTCGACACGCCCTGGATAGCCATAACAGCATCCTCAAGGCCGACGCCGGCATTCGTGAACTTACCGATATTGGAGGTCATATCCTGGAAAGAGTAAATTGTCTTATCGGAATAGGTGTTCAGCTCCTGAAGATACTTGTTGACCTCCTCCAACGATGCGCCGGTGCTCATCATGATCGTCTGAATAGAGCCCATCTTAAGCTCGTATTCGTCAAAGCCCTGCTTGACAGGCTCCAATGTAAACGATTCGATCATCCGTTTTCCAGTATTGATGACCGAGTTGGTAATGTTTGAAAGGGCGGTCACCGCCATGACTTCGAGCGCCGAGAATTTCATCCGAACAGTCTCGACGGAATTGCTAAGGGTCGAAAGGTCGCACTTTTTAGCTGCGTCGCCAAGGCCCTTCAGACCTTTAGCCGCACCGTCCAGATCCAAACCCTCTTTGAGTTTGTCGAGCGTAGACAAACTTGTCTTCACACCCGCCTCGAATTGACGGTTGTCGAATCGCATTTCAACAACTCTCTCGTCGATCGTTGTGCTCATGTCTTCGTGACCTCCTTCCATGCGTCATTTGCGATTTGATCAAAAATAGGCCGGATAGCAGGATTGATGTAATCACGTCCCGCTACCCAGCCGCCGGTTCCAGTTCCATGCCCATACTGCAAAATGATGGCGATTGGAACTCCATTTTGAATATTTGAATTGTGAAACGAGATGCTCACAAAACCCTTCTTGTTCGTGATCTCGTAATACCACGATTGGGCCGTTTCTCCAGAGTCAACAGGCGTTGCAGACGCAAGAGCGGCCACTCCGGCTCGGCCATACTGATCGAGGTCTCCGAGATGCACCGTTTCTTTGGCTCTCTCCAAAAACCTCGTCAGCTTGGAGAAGTCGCCCTTTTGTCTGAACGTGATCATGTTTTCCTCCAAATTGCACTTGTTTACTTCTTCAAATACTGAGAACTGCAAAATCCGGTGTATGTAACACCCTTGTAAGTGACCTGAACATAAAGCCACTTTATATTGCCGACAAGCGTGTAGTACCCATAGTTTGCAACTTTTGTACCTTTGGGAAGTACGGCGAGACTGGCCTTACCGGTTCCTGCACCATTACGGATATGCAGCCCAACATTCGCCGTGACAACATAAGTACCGGCCAAAGTCTTATCGAAAGACCTTGCTGCCTCAGATGCCTTTTTAGCACTTGCGGGCTTGCTTGCCGAGCCATTACTCGGCGGTGTCGTCGTGTTGGAACCTGTCGAACCAGCTTTGGCAGAATACTTGGGGAGGCAATAGCCTCGAATGTATTTGCCATTCACCCGCAAGGTTCTATACCCAACGGCATCACTCATATTTCCTTCGATGACCTTGATGGAATTTCCGGAAACACTCACCACAATACCGACATGATCAGCGGCACCGGTATTATCACCAACGCCGTTATCTTGCCAGTCGTACATAACAACATCACCCGGAGAGGGGACATAGGCATCATTCTCTTCCCAACGACCGATCTTCTTATAAAGATTGATCATTGCTCCGCATCCGCATTCGGTCGGCGCGATCTCTGTCAAGCCGGCCTCAATAAACACAGCGCTCACAAAAGTTGCGCACCAGGCGTCTGTGTATTTCACGGGGTAGCCTCGTGCAAGCGGTTTGTGACTGTTATAGAGGTCGATGATTTTTCTATGCGAGCCATTGCTTTCCTTGCATCCGAGATACTTCTCTGCGATCGAGACTACTTTGGCTCTCAGTTCTTTTTCTGTCATAGTGTTACCCCCTTGTATTCCACTGCTTCCGTCGGGCAGCGTTCAGCGCTTTATACTGCGCGGCAACCTCCGCTCTCGAAAGCTTCTGAGGCGGCGACCCCTCCACATTACACACATTGATAAGGGTCAGCAGTCGGTTCAGATGCCATTTCTGGCACTCAAACGGGATGCCGTAGGAGATCATCCAATAATAAATGACCTCTGCCGTGACGATTTTACGGCTTCCACCCTTTTTCTTTACATTGGAGATGGTCGTGGCGGTCATCGGAGCGTCAATGTACTCCGTGACCGTCTTCAAATTTGATGGAGTGATCGCTTTATACACATTCGGGTCGACATTCTGTGTCAGTGTCATGCACCGGATGTAGTCGATCGTCTCTTCTATGGTCATCGCCTTGCGGGACAAGTAAGGCTTGTGCCATTTGGCTTCCCATTTTGAAAGAGAGACCAGCGAATGCTCCAACTGGAGCGTCTGCTCCTTGGTGTTGATAAAGTTTCCGACCCCGTCAAACAATTCGGTAGCCGGCACTGTGATCTTCAGCATCGCCGGTCCTCATTATCATCAGTTTTCAGGAACAGCGGGAGCTTCGGCACTCTGATCGGCCGGGGCTGCCTTTTCCGTCTTGGGAGGAACGATGCCGTTGACGAACTCGCTCGCAGCCTTAGCGTCGGTTGCCAGCTCCATGAACAGGTTGCTGTACGCCTCGGTCTGAGCGAAGGCATCGCGGACTTCCTGGTTCTTGATGAATCGACGGCCATCCGGAGACTTCTCACCGTAAGCGCGCAGAATGATGTCCTTGAAAGTCTCAATGATGACCTTGCCATTCTGCGCGGCAACGATGCGGTTGATCATTTCGACCAGGCCTCCCTCAACAGAGACCTCCAGTTCAGTCACCTCAGCCTGCGTCAGGTTGAAGTAAAAATCCTCCTTGCGAGTGGTACCGTTGTAGTCGGTATAAGCGATGGTTTTCTTAAGCATGATACTTTCTCCTTTCAAAAATTAAAGAAAGCGGAGCCCTCGGTGAAGAGAGCCCCGCTTTAGAAGTTCTTATACCGTGGATTAGCCGGCAGCCTTCAGCAGCTCGATGACCTTCTCGGGCATCGGAAGCGTGGGTTCGGTGGCCTGGTCGCCATCGGTGCCGTACAGCATCTCCTCCAGCTTCGCGAGCTTGGCCTTGTCGGTCTTGGTGGAGTCGATGACCAGATGCGCGGTCGGCTTGAAATTGGGAACATCCACAGGCGTGGTGCTGATCTCCCAGCTCATGGTAGCAGCCTCGGGGCTGTCGTTCACGGTCTGGTTGTTCTTCTCAGAGGGAGAAGCCTGCGCACCGTACACCAGATGGAGCTTGTAGCCATAGTTCGTACCAACCGTATCGTTGCCGATCAGCGTGCGATAGCAGAAGCCGAACATCTTGCGATCCTGCTGGGCGATGGTGACACCCGGGGCGATCTCAGCGCAGCCGTTGCAGGCCTCGAACTCATCGGGATAGGTGTAAGCCTCGATGGTGGCGCCGAAATCCTCGGCACTCATCAGGTTCAGGTACTTGATGTTGTCCGCCCATACGGCATTAGGCTCGCCGCCGGAGGGGCTCTCGTTAACGGCGCTCAGGCCGTACCAGGGCACACCTTTGCCGTATGCATTGTCCTCGCCCATCGGGAACAGGACGCCGTGGTCGACGCCGGTCTCATACAGACGCTTGCCGACTTCATCCCATTTGATCTTCATAGCTGTTTCCTCCTTGTAAGGTTAGAAATATAGGTTGAACACGTCATGGTTCAGGTTTTCTTTGGTATAGTGGCGTTCATGGCTGCACATCGGAAGAAGCGCGATCTTGCTTGGAATCTCGCTGTCAGGATTTCTGTAAATCACAGTCACCTGATACCGGTCATTAAGTGCATAAGGCTGATTATCAGCAAAGGTAGGCTCAATGCGGCTGCGTTCATAAACGATGCAGTCATAGACCATCTCTTTGCTGGCAGGAGGTTGAAAGTACACGCGGCACTTTTCCCCTCGGTCGGGGCATCCAAGAATGTCAGATAGCGTCTTCTGAAGAAGCAGTCTCTCCATTGTAGACACCTCCGATCGTCAGGATCAGCCTGGGATAATGGACTTCAACATTGGAGATCTTCCAATTCGCCCCCATAAAGCCAACATACCGCATCCGGTGGAAATTCTGGTTGGCAAACGGATCGGCGACTATGCTGATCTCATTTGCAACATTGATGTCGTCGTTGAGCGTTTCCGATGACTGAAGACGCCTGGTGTTACGGGTCAAGTCTCCGAAGTACATCCGCTCCGTGATCTTTTCCACATATACACCAGGCGCCGTTTCCACCGTTTCAGCATAGCCTACCGGTCCGTAAAATTTTGCCATTTTGAATTTTCTCCCTTAGGTGCCGTCGTGACCGGCATCCTCGGTCTGACCGGAAGAGGCCTTCACGGGCTCTTCCAGCGCGATAGCAGACCACAGTCTGGTCAGCGCACCGGAAATACGAGTCTCGATCAGGTACTTCTCCTGGTTGAAGTCGATGTCGAACTGGTTGAAGCGGGTGATCTCACCGCCCTTGGTGGAGCCGACGGTATAGTCGCTCAGGTTGACGAAGATACCCAGCAGGTTGTGCTTCTTGCCGTTCTTGTCGGTACGGGCCAGACCCTCAAACTGCTCAGCGGTGTGCAGCTCATTGATGTTCAGTGCAGCAGCCAGATCGGCCTTGGAATTGTAGATGCGGCGGCCGTTGGTGTCGCGGGCCAGCAGCATCACATTCACCAGATGCGGCGTGCAGAAGAAGTCAGGAGTGCCGGTGCCCTTGAACTTCTCGCGGGAGTAGAGCGCAGCCGTGATGATCGCCTCGGCGTAGATGTAGTTCTCACCGAAACGAGAAGCGGTGCCGGTACCCTGAAGCTCATTGCGGGCAGCCTCGATGTCCACGTCATAGTGGATGGTATAGAGGTCGTCATCATTCCAGATGGAACGGACGTGCTCCTCAGAGATCTTATGCTCATCCGCCTCATCGCGGCCGTCGCCGATCAGGATAGCGGTAGCGACCTCTTCCAGCAGGGTCTGGCGCATCACGCCATACTGGTACTCGACCACATCGAAATCGGTGATGTCGATGATGTCATCGCGGTGCATGGAGTCAGTGATGTAGATGGTCTGCGGATCGGTGGTACGCTTCATCAGCTTCATGTTGCCAGAAGGAACCTTCTTCTTGCCCTTCTGGTAGCCATGAGCGCGGATGTCATCGCCGCGGGCATCCATGTTGCGGGTACGGATACGGCTGATGGGGCTCTTGTGGACCTTGTTCATGACCACATTGACCCAGCCCTGATCGCGGGTGATGAGCTCAGGAGCGCCGGTGCGCAGATCCTTATACTCAGGGAACAGGGCCTCGATGTCGTCGATACCGTGCTTCAGAGTGTCGTTGTGCTGCTCAGCATAGAGCTTCATAGCGCCCTGAAGAGTGCCAACGCTCTTGAGCTTGGCGCTGGCGATGATCTCAGCCTGAGCGGAATGGCTCAGGGTGGTAGCCTGATTGTCCTCAGGCTTCTCGAAAACATTGCGTTTCATAGTCTTGTCTCCTCCTTCGGATTTGTCAGAATGTTCGATGTGGCCGTCGTCCTTCTTCTCTTCGCCATCATCGTCGTCAGAATCGCTGTGGGCCATAGCATTGGCGAGCAGAGCAACAACAACGGTCTTCTGCGTTTCAGTCAGACTGTTGATGACATCTTCAACGGTATCGCCGTCTTCGGTGTCTTTCTTTTTGTCATCGCCCTCAGCGGACTTCTTGCCATCATCGGCTTTGCCTTCGTCTGCATGAGCGAGCGTAATGGGCTCGTTGGCACAGAAGATAACTTCCTGCTCAGCGCCCTCTCCATGAGCAAGATCGACAAAGTCGATGAATGCTCCGGGATTTGCACCGGCGACCACAAGGCTCAGCTCCTTGATGTCACCATGCATCACATTTCCGCCCTGCTGCTTCAGGCCGTTGGCATAGATGGACAGGGAATCCACATCTCCATGCTGCACGATCAGCTTAGCCGCCTTACCGGCAGCAGTTTCGTTGAATGTGCAGTAAGCGTAAACGCCATCCTCGCGGTTTTCCAGCAGCGCATGGCCCAGAATATTGGTCGGGTCGTCATGCTGGTGATTCCATACGAGGGGGACGGTCTTTCCGTCGCAATGCGCAAACGCATCACGGCGAATGGTGCGGCCATCACTGCACACAAGGTCATTGCGCGTCGCCCAGCCGCTGAAGTCGTACTTAAGTTTCTTCTCCATTTTGATTGTTGTCCTCCTTCGGTGTTGATGCCGGCGTGCTTTCCGCCGGTGCGCTCAGATTGCTGTTGCGCAGCTCGTCCGCCTTTGGGTCGGAAGAAGGCTTCATGCCGATCTTCTGCCGGATCTCGTTCGAGGTCATGACCTCGTTGCGGGTGAACTTGTCAGTCATCTCAGCGATCTTATCGACAGGCACCAGCTTGAAGGGATCTCGGAAGAACAGGATGGACTGCTTTTGCGACCGAGCAGTTTTGGTGAGGAATTTCCTCTTGATCTCATCAACAATGGCGGAGAGGATTGGCTCAACGATTCGAGTCAGGTAGTTCTGCATCGTCTTATCATCGGCAGAACCATCCAGAATGCCCTGGGTCAAACCTAACTGGCTGTAAAGCATACTCGTTAAGTATTCGATCTGGGACATCAGGTTGTTCTCGACGGGGCGATTCAGTTGGACCACATGCTCAGTTCCGTCAGTGTATGCAACACCATATTTGGAGCTGGCTAACTGGTTCTCGATATCTTGTCGGCGCAATTCCGCCTGTTGACGACGTGCTTCTGTCTTGATGACATACGGCAACTGAATGATGAGGTTCAGCTTTCCGGAACTGTTCTGCTCGTCAATGGCGTCCAGCAGGTTCAGCTTTCGGATAAGCCGCTGCATCGTAGAGTTCGGTTCATTCATGACAGCATAGAAAGGATTCTCCACAATGCCGACGGTACTCTTGGGAACAAGAATATCCTCTTTCTCACCGCGCTGGTCATTGTAGACGCGAACCTTTACATGCTGCGGGAACCATTCAAGAATCTTGCCGGTCCGCATCGTCTCAATGTCAATGCCGCCGGTTTTCTCAGGATCAAAGTTTGTATCGACAGGGATGATAGCAACGCAGCCCTCGTCCAGCATCGACATAACAATGTCCTGCATAAAGGCCCTTCCGGTCTGGTCAACATTGGCTTCTACCGTTAAACAGTTATTAAGCCCACTCTCGATGACCTCCTTGAATCGGTCGCTGCCATCCAGCCGCACATGCTGAACGGTCATAGATGAGACATCCAGCGCAATACGGTTATAGACCGAGGTAATGATCGAACGCTCATTTCCACGGCTGAAGAGTGGACGGTCGGGGCGATAACCGTAACTCGGCCCAATCGACATCCGAGAAACATAAGAATCTCGGTTCATGAATGTATTCCATGCGTGCTTTAGCCGCGTGGCAACTGTCATTTCCATTCGGAACTCATCACCTCCTTCGTGGCATAAAAAATTCCGCAGACCGTTCAAAGTCTGCGGAGCATGGTAAATGATTTAATTATCTAAACTGCTTGAAGATTTGCGTAGAAAGCTCCGTTTCAGTATAGACAAATAGAACTCTCGTTTCAATCTTCTTTCAGCTTGACTGGTATGCTTTGCTTCTGGGTGTCGCTTGAAGTAATCGGAAATAAACTCTTCCAAAAGCATATTTGTAGACTTAAATTTGATTGCGGAATTAAGCGGTTGTTTATCAAACCTTTGCTCTTTCATCATTAGGCCTCCAGAAATTTAGCTGTGCTTTACCCATCGCCGAAGAAGATCGAGATTTAGGTCCTTATCATCAAGTCGGCATGATGTAGCGGTACTAAGTCCGTCGAACATGTTGGCAATTTCAGAAAACTTATCGGGCGTCTCATATACCTTATGGGTCTGGAAATCAAAAATAACAGGCTTGTTATTGATGACTTCCCAAGCAAGACTATGACCACCATTATGCCCCTTCCACGTTACGGATAACTCGCCTCTTGCAGAATTAGGCATTTTGCTCAATGCGTCATACATATCCCCGATGGCATTTTTCTTAGAAAGATGTATGTCCTCTGAAAAACCACCAGTAAGCCTTTTTATAAAGTTATTAGCGGCATAGATGGAAGAATCATGAGTATATGCATTCCAAGCTTCCTTGTACTCTTTTTTCGTGAATCGTGGCACAAACAGCATTTGGTTCATTCCGTTTGCATCCTGACCCGTTCCAATAAGAGTTTTAGTCGCCTGCACATCATAGCCACGCCTTGAAAGTTCATGGGCAAAAGTACACCGCCTACAATTCATGAAACTTCCGAGAGAATTGCCATACTCAGGGTTAATGCGATTAAGGAACCTCTCTTTTACTTGTGATACGCTCATCTCACCTGTAAAAGAATCGTTTCTTGAAAAGCTTTTATAGTCAGCACCAAGGCTCAACTCTTTTGCTTTTTCGCAGAGTCTATTCAATTCACCACTATCTGCAAGCTTAAAACCAGCATAAGCGACCAATGCGGCTCCTGTGGCAATCGCAACAGTTTTGCAATATTTCTTCTGCTTTTCAGTCAAATGAAACTTTTGGTTCTCGTGGTTATCACTTGAATCGGAGCTGTTTTGTTCATTGTATCGCTCTTTCCCAGCCTTTGTCAAGCTACCGTCCGCATTCTGGAAACGGCGAACGCCCCACTTCTGGCCTTTAATGCCATGGTGAGCGATAAAAGTTTGCGGGTCAGGCTTGTCAATGTAATCCATGACATCCTCCTCTCTTATTCAAATGCTTCCGGGTTTCGCTTATAAGCGATGTAAGAATCCATCATTGCCGACACAGCGTCGATCTTCTGCTCATACCGCTTCTTCATCAGCTTCCGGTTTCCGTTGGTATCTTCCATGGCGATGCAGTTGCCCATGGCATAGGTCATCAGCTCTTCGTCAAAGAGGAGCATCCGGTCTTCGGCCAGCTTCTTCAGCTCACCCAATGGAACGGACTCCGTCTTTGCGCCCTGAATGACTTTCTCAATGCCGAACGGGCCGTTCTCAGCCGCCCAGCGTTCCACAAACTCCTTGGCGTTGTATGGATCATAGCCAAAGCAGCGGACATCATACCCACACGCAACGATGTACTCGTCCAAGTCCTCATAGACCTGCATCGGGTCCAGAACCGTTCCATCCAAAACAACAAGACTACCCTCATCCATAAACTGCTCGTACTTATTACGCATAGCAGCAGGCAGCTTATTCAGTGTTCTGGAAGTAATGTAGTTTCTGGTCTTCACACCAAAGGAACCGTTACGTAGCGGGAACAAAAAGGTGAACGAACAGAAGTCGTCACCCTGAGAAAGGTCTCCGCCAAGCGCGCAAGCCATCTGCCAGTAATCGCGTTTGCGATGCGGCAGTGTCTCTTCGTAGGTGAAGTAATAGGTATAACCCTCCATCGGCAATCCGAAACGCTTGGCAAGAATATCATTCCTTGCGGCAGGCGCTTTCTCGGCGCGTTCCACATCAAGCTGATAAGTCTCGTAACTTACCGTCTTTCCGATGTTCGGGTTCGCCTTCATCCACATCTCCGGATAGCCGACCTCGTCGACAGAGTCGAGTTTGTACCACCAGATCGAAACATGCGGGTTTGGATAATCCCCTTTGAGAATGCTCATAAGCTCCATTTTGATGGTATCACCGGCGCCGTTACGAACAGTACCCTCCGAACTGGTGGCCACGATCAGATAGTCGTCCACCTTGGAAGCGCCCTGCTCGATAGCGCCGATAACATCCTCGCGAATGTCGCCGGAGAGCCACTCGTCTACGGTTGCGATCTTGCATCGAAGACCTTGCAGCTTGTTGATCGACATAGGGCGGATCTCAATGAGAGAGCCGGTCAGAAAGTTCTCAATGCCTTTCTTGGTCGAGGCCAACTTGACGCGATTGGCCTGTGAACCGGTCGTGTTCTGAAGTGAGCCTTGGGTCAGAAATTGGAATACGGGGCCGCGGGCTCTTGTAATGGCAGTGCGGATTGGTGACATGACCTCTTCGGCAAGCTTCATGGTTGGAGCTGTCGTGATCTGATGGGTCGTACTTGTGTCCACATTCTCAAAGAATGATTGGATGCACGAATCATAGATTGACTTAGCGGCGCCTCGTCCGACGATCAGGTATTGCTTGTTCACAAGCCGCTTCTTGATCATCTTCTTGACATAGTGCCCGCCTCGTCCGTCCGCGTTCGGCTCATAGACCGTGCGCTCCACAAAGTAATACCAGCCGAATACCTGCTCGCCCCACAGCTTGAAGCTGTCAAGGAGGTGAAGATCGGAACCATCCGTCAGGGTCATCTCTGCCTCGCAATACTTGATCCAGCCCTCAACGGCTTTATCATCGTAATAGATTCCTGGATTTGCGATCAGATCGTCGATCCGGTTCATCTCCATCGAAATCTCTTTGCAGACAGGGATCTCACCACGAATCACCGCTTCACGAAACTTTCCGTAATACCGGGGAACAGCAGTATTCGACAGGGCCATTCAGTATTACCCCGCCTTCTTCTGCAACTGCTGAATTGCGAGAGCAATGCTCAGAGCCGAGCTGCCGACAGCCAAAACCGTTCCAGCGTTGTCAAGCACATCGGAAAGATAGCGGCGGCCTTTAGACACCGACTCCTTGGCAAACAGATCGTTGTACTGCCGTTCCAAAAGCTCGCGGTTGATCTGGTCGCGAAGCTCCTTGTCGGTCTTCTTGCTCAGGTCCATCCGCTCTTTCTTCGTAGCATTGCGGCTGTCCTGATCCATCTTCTTCGCCCGATTGACAAGTTCGGAAGTGGCATCCACAGCTTTCTTGGTCGACTCAAGCTTGGAGGGCGGGGTCGGCTTTTTAGTCAGATCCTTATATTTGTTTTCCAGAGATAACCGATTGATTGCCTTTCTAAGGTCTTCATCTTTCATCTCTTTCACAGGATCTTTCTTCTCCTGCTGCTGAGCGCGGCGTTTTCCCTCAGAAGTGTAACTGCCGTCTGAATTCTGGAAACGGCGAACGCCCCATTTCTGGCCTTTGATACCATAGTGGCAAAGTTCATCCATTTTGACTTTCCTCCTCTCTTGCAGCATTATCAGCCGCCACGAAAAGCCGCCACTCAAACTCGCTGATCTGACGGTTCATCGCGTCAACAGCAGAGGAGGCGGTAGGCAGGTCGAAAAGCAGCCGAACTTTAAGGTGCATATAGGATTTTACAAGGGCAAGCCGACCGGGGTCATCCTCCAGAAAGTCAGACCACTTTTCATCAGCCCCCGAAATGGCAAAGCCGTTCTTCGGGCCAACTCCCATCTGTCCGAGAATGGAAAAGACAGAGTTGATGTGCATGATGAGGTCGGCATCAAAGTGAGTGTAGCTCTCGTCAATTCCGAGAAGCTTCTTCACCGATGTCAGGATGCTTTCAGTCGTATCCATAGATGCGCTCCTTACTTGGCCAGGGCGATGTACTTCCTCATACAAAAGCCCTCGGCTCCGTCAGAAGTGCTGACTTTGTAAAAGTCTTCCGTGGATGCATCCAAGTCAACGCAGACCTGTGTCAGCGCGTCGATAACGACTGCAACATCTGCGTGGATGTCAGGCTGCTTGCGCACATTCAAACAGATACAGTCCGTGACAATGCCGGAAGCAATGTGCGGCTCATCGACCGCTTCTGCCTCAGTGCAGAGTTCCGGCACATCCTGACGCTTACTGCGAAGCTCCTGAATGATGTCCTGCTTGCGAGGATTATTCTGCATAGTCGGTTCCTCCTTTGGTTTAATGTTTCCAGGGACAAGTATCGTTCCTTGTCCGCTGGGGCGGTGTGGTGAGCAAAAGATTTTTGTCACCGTAGTGAATTGCCTGATGCGTCTCATGGGTCGTCGTGATGAGATACTCAGGGTCAAGCAGAATGTCTGTCCGTTCCAGAAGATCTCTCTGCCGGATCGGGTTCAGATGGTGAATGATGACCCGGCCAAATATCTCGTGACCTTCGATGCCGAGGTCACAGCCAAGATCTCTTGCAATCACCGTGTCTCGGATCTTCTTCCATTCCAGCGACCTGTAAAAGACCTGGTTCATGTAACGGTCAAATCCGAAAGTCGTTTCGCCGACGATGCCGTCAAGCCGAAGATACTCAAAGCGATCTTCAAAGGTTGGAAGAAGAACAAGCTCTGAATAGCATTTAATATTCATCCTCTTCGTCCTCCTGCCCCTGATAACTCTTCATAGCCTTGGTCGCCTTGAGGTACAGCTCCTCCATCTTGGCGGAGGACTCGATCGCTTCGGCCTTTGCCGCGGCAAGATCCCTTTGCTTCTCAAGCAATTCTTTTTCGATCTGGGCTCTGGTAGAGCCGAGTTTCAGGAAATGGGAAATCACCTGAGAGGAAGCAGTGCCGTTGCGCATCTGCTCTTCGGCAACATCAATGGCTAAGGCGATCAGTTGCTTCTCTCTTGCTTCTGGAGTAAGAGCCGCACGGGATTTAGGTACTTTCTCAGATGATCTTGCGGCCTTTGCCATCCTTGCCACCTCCTCTCGCTGTGTTTGATCATGGTATTCACTGTGTTTTGCATCACTTATTTGGACTTTGAGACAGGGCTTGAAAGAACCCACAGAACTGACTGACTGAACAAGTTGAAAGGAGAAATCCCCAAATGAAAGATGGAGGTAGAGAAAGCACTTGCATGATCCGGTCGTGGCAATTCCATGGAAAGAAGAACACATCAGGAGGTGAAATATCAGCCCTGTGGGCCCGTTCAAACCCTGTCTCGTCGCCCAAAACTCCCGCTGGCCGCCCCAACTCCGAAAAACATTTTTCAAAAATATCCCCCGGAGAATTTTCAAAGACCGCCGCGATGCAGAGGTGGTGCTATTTTTGCGACCCCCCCCCTATACCTTTTGGAGAGCAAGGCAGTCTCACTCAGCAAAAGGTAACTGGGAGTTAAAACTTATTGTGTTGTAAAAGCAAATCCAAAGATAAAACCTCCCGATTTAAGCGAAAGAGGCTGTCAAGGCCTTTATGCGCTAACGGGAGGCGAATCCTTTGTATCTGCTTTTACTTTTTTATAGATCCCAAGGGGATCGTATTTGATGATGTCGTCGATGGCACGCTCAAGTTCCTGTTCGTTTTCAGCATCTGAGAGCTGATCGGAAGTCCTGGCTATACGGGCCAGGTAGGCGCAAGAGTGATAGCCTTTGCCTTCATCAAAACGATACCAAGCATCGTACTGGGTAAAGGGATCATACGGATTATCTGTCGTAGTCAACGCGCATGATTGAGCCATTTTCTCTCACTTCCTTTCATGAATTCAGATACTTGGAAACAGCAGAAGTCGAAATTCCCAAAGCTTCAGCAATTTCCGCATTTGTGTGACCAGAATTCGCCATTGCTTTGATTCTGCTAACGCGAGCATCGGACAACTGAGTTGTTGCTCTCGGCGTTGCTCGTTCTCTGACAGTTTTCGGTTCGGCATAACGCAAGATCTCGCTCAAAGTTGTGTCCGAAATTGCGCCAGATTGAATTGCAGTCCATTCACCATCGCTGATCGTAATGCGAGTTCGCTTTCCGCTTGCACCAGTAGAATTTCTGGCATCGCTGATAGCAGCGCGACGGATCTTAGAAATCTCATCTTTGTCAGTAATGTTGTTTGCCTGAACCTTTGCTTTCACACGAGCATTGGCAATTCGTTGAGCTTCTCGTTCAAGAGGAGCATTCAACTGTGCGACCTTGAGAGCGGCCATAAGGCGGTTCACTTCAGGCTCAAAGGCCTTGGCCGCACTGGCAGAGCGTTTCAGAGTAGGGGTAGCCTTGTATTCAAGGCGGGCCTTGTTGGCAAGGTCTTTCATCTTGTTGGCATAGTCGGCATAGGCCTCTTCCTGAAGCGTTCCGGAAGACATCGAACGAACATCGTCAACCGCGAGGATGCGTTTAACCTTAGTGGTTGCCGCTACCGTCTTTCCGGTACGGGGGTCCACATAGGTTCTGCCGGACTCCTTGTAAACGACTTTTCCTGTCAGAGGATCAATGACCCCGCTACCCTGACGCTCCGGCACCTCCACATCTTGTTTTCTACGGGATAGGAGGGTAGAGGCTCCGCCATGATGGCCAGTCTCATCGTCAAATCCCTGATACTTCTTCTTGAGTTCGGCGATGCCATTGTCCTTTTCGGACTGCCGGTAATCAAGCTTGTGCTTGGCAGCATCAATGACGACCATGCTATGCTTGACTGCCCGTGCGATCTCAGGCTCGGTAGCGCCTTTCAAAGTCATATCGGTAATGAGATTTGAAATCTCACCCATCTGTCTCTGTGTGGCAGCGCCCTTTGCAAGGAGCCGAACGCCAGTCTTGCCCTCAGTCGAATAGTCGGTCTTAGGATCGAAGTCTTTCAAATCCTTAAGGGCGGGGGTAGATTGGATCTTGACCCTCCCACCGGTCGGAATGACAACGACCTGGTCACCATCAAAGTCAGCACCAGAAAGACGCTCCGCAACTTTAGGATTGATGCCAACAGCATCCCGAATGTTCTTTCCGAGAACGGAAACGGCAGTCGGGTTTTTGTTATTGACCGTAAGCTCAGGGATCTCAAAGGTACCACCATGCGGATAGCGAATTAGCACGACCTTTTCGCCATCACGATAGTTCGGGGCAAAGATCTCGGTCTCTTTCATCGCATTGAGCGGTAGTATGACCTGCGTGCTCTGACGAGGGAGAGCAGCCGCTTTCAGATGGACAGCAGCCGAGTCGCACTCATCCGCAAAGTCTAACAGGAGCTTCCGCTTTACGGTTGGATTGTTCAACGAACAGATCTCCGAGAACTCATCAGCAGCATCAGCGTAAGTCAAATCCAACTGCTTCTTGATAAGCTGGATGGGCTGCTTGGAAAGGAACTGGGAAGAAAGATTTTTACTCATCTTGTCCCAGTCGCCCTCTTCTTTCAGCTTGTTGATCGCAGAAAGCTTCTCATTGCCGTCGGCGTCGATATAGTGACTCTGGCCATTAGCCTTAATCAAGGCCCCGAAAGGGTTGTCGGGATCATCCTGAATTTTCTTCAGAACATCCATCTTAGGTGTTCCGGTATGCTTGTTGGTGTTGAAGACAATGTCCGCACCATCGGGCATATCGTCGGAGTACATCGCCATTCCTTTAAGGTAGTGAGTACCATCGACAAGGATGCGAACCTGAGCATAGTGAGAATCCCCAAGGTCAAGGTCGGCAACGCCACGACGGATCTCAATGACACCGTCTTTCAGTGCGCCGCCTTCATCGCCATAGAGGATCTTCACACGGCTGGAGTCAATACTCGCCGGATACTCGCGCTTGTCCCAGGACTCGCCGCCATCGGTAGAATGATAGTCACCAACGGACTTCACCAAATCAAGGTTCTGATAAACCTCTCTCTGGTCGATCTCAGGAACGGAAATGACGGGTGTGATGGTGCGCTTCTTCGGGTCGTTTACCTGAGGAACGCCAACACCATATCGGTTGTAACCCTCAGTTTCCAAAATGAAAAGAGCCTCTTGAAGGACACCGGTAGAAACGCCAAGCTGTCGCTCAACACCGGTGCCAACATCAATGGCTCCTTTTTCCGCAAGTTCTTTCTTTAAGATCTCTGCGGTGGCTTGCGCCTTATTCTTATTGGCTGCTGTGTTCTCATTCAGCAGTGCGCGAACAGAAGAGTCATTCGCATAACCGAGGATCGAGGCAATCTCATCCAGCGTCTTACCGTCTTCACGCAAAGAACGTGCGCGGTCTGCCTGAAGAGCACGGCGTTCATGCTTTGCAACACGAACCTGCATTCGCAAGTCAGTCGTTGAAAGATGAAGTTCATCAGCAATTTGTTTTTCAGTTTTGCCGAGCCGCTGAAGCTCTTCAACGCGAGCCAGGAAGTCTCCTCCATGTTGGTAAGGGTTATCACCAGAACCCCACGGATAGCGCCCAGAGCGCCGTTTGACGCCATAGTGCATCAGAATATCTTCCTCTACAAGGTCCATAGCTTAACCCTCCTCTTCTCTGATTTTGTTGATAACCTTGTCGGCTGTGATGATCCTGTCCATGATTGGCAGAATATCCTCGACAGTCGGCTTATGGTATAGAATTTGGTCGTGCTGGTAGATACGAAGCTCCATTTCAATGTCGGCAGGACGAATATGATATTCCAAACAGAACAGAGCGGCATAGACCTCCAACTGTTCAATGTGGGCATCAATTTCTCCGGTCTTCAAATCATGGATGCGCAGGAAATTATTTCGGAAACAAATCGCGTCGGTCGTTCCGAAACAGTTAGGGGAATAGTAAAGGATCTGTTCCGGCGTCATCTTATAACCGATAGCGTCATTCACATACATGTTCAGAGTCTTCTGAGACTTGGGAAGTTTCTGCCCCAAAAGAATACACTGAGCGGCGAATGCGTGAAGAACAGTTCCTTTCTGTGTTGCCAGAAATCTCACATAGGAGTCCGCGATTTTATCGTCGGTGTAATTGATCCAGTGATACTTACTTGCACCAAGGAAGGCGTGCTGACCTTCAAGGTTGGAATGCCTGTTGAAGTTCATTCAGTACCTCCTCTTTATTTTCCGGACACACAAAGCGAGAGAATGACATATCATTCATCTTCTCGACATAGTAGTCCTGATTCGGGCGCTTTTTGGCTGTCGCAGACCTCTTGCATTCGAGGGAGGCCCACTTCTTGCCATAAAGAATCAACAGATCGGGGAGCCCCTGAATTTGGTCCATCTTGAAAACCATGCATCCAGGGAACAACGCTTTCAATGACTCGATTAAACGGTCTTGAAATCCGCTCTCAAGTCTGGAACTTCTGGCCACGAAACGACCTCCTTTCGACAAAAAATAAAATGGAGAGAGGGAAATGTGTAACGCATCTCTCTCTTCTCCATAAAAGACCCTGTTTTTTCTGCGGAAGCCAAAAAAGGCATAAAAAAGCCGAGACACCTTTTCAAGCGTCTCGGTCAAATATCCAGAGGGTCAGCTATTATTTCGCAGATACCGAATGAGTATCCAAATCAGCCACAGACCTCCTGTGCAGAAAGTAAGTATCACATCAAGGATCAGTCCGCCAGTGCTACGCTTTCCGTTACCTTTACTCATGCCGTCCATCCTTTCTCATAAATCCGTTATGTTGTCATCATCAATGTCGTTGCTTTCTTTCAGTGCGATGTTGCCGCCAAGACTCGAAGCCAAAGCCGCGACAATAGCAGCAGCCACCCCGCCGATAATTCCTATGAGTTTCAAACGGTTCCTCGATTTTTCAGAGTCCTTATCTGCTACCGCGGTGGCGACTTCCTGCATCTGGTCAAGAATATAAGTCTTCTGTTCAAATGTCAGGTCATTGTCATCCAGCATTTTTTCAAGAGAGTCCATCACACGGGTATACATATCGTAACAACTGCGCATACTCTCCCGATCGTCTTCCATAGCTTCCTGGATGACGCCGCGATACTCTTTCAAAATATCAAGTGAAGTCGAAGCGAAGTTCGGAAATTGCTCAAGAGCTTTCTTTGCAACTTCGGGGTTCATCTTCGGAACCATTGTCGCAAAAGCAATAACTTTTTCTTTTGTCAAATGTCTGAAATCTGGAATATCCAGTTTCTTGAGAACTTGCTGTTCAGTGTAAGGCCGTGCCACGCTCCGTCCTCCCCTCGTAAGAGTGCAAATAAAAAAGGTGCGCCCCAACGAAGAGACGCACCCTGCAAAAGCGCATCTCTCATTGCTGCGACACAATCCTCTTACCACCACTATGGGTATAACGAGTTAAGAGAGAAACACTTGTTGCCAAGTAATTCTCCCATAGTGAAGCGGATAAGAAGATTTAATTGTGTCGCAAGCTTAGTATATCACACTCGCGCACGAAAAGGAAGTCAGAGTTTTTTGAGGAAAATCAGGCTTTGGCCAAAAACCCACTTTTTCTCGTCACTTATATATATTTTTTTACATTTTTCTTCACACTAATTAAAGAAAAAAGTGGGAAAGTGGGCAGAAATCCCGCAAAGCCTTGTGTACCAACGGTTTCAGCCCGCCCACTTTTCAAATAAAACCGGGCAAAAACCCACTTTTTTTGGCCAGAACCGTCCTTACAAGTCTCTCAACTCGCCCAAATTTACAAAGTTTCCGAAAGAAAGTGGGCAGAAGCCCGTTTTTCAAAACAAAAGTGGCCACGATTTTTGCGCATGAAAGAGCCCCGAATTCTATCTTAGGTTAGACAGAACCGGGGCAAATTCACGCAGTTTTGCTAAAATGCTCTTCGCTGATAAGGGAGGTTTTTTGTCATAATCGGGATGTAGTCGTACCGCTTGAATGACTTTTTGGAATGTTTCTGAAGAGATTGACCGTACTTTTTAGGCGGCATTCCGTATCGGTTTGGCCAGAGCACATCGTCGTCGAGGACGGCTGATACAGTCACAGTGACAGCTTCCCATGCATCAACAATATCAGCAGCCAACTGATTGATGGCTTCGCTAAAGGCCTCAAATGCCTTCACAATATCTTCAGTAGGAAAGTTAAACATTTTTCTACCTCCACACTCGTCCGGACTGTTTGTCGATCAGAACGACACGACCTTCGATCTCGAAGTCTGCCAAGTCGCACACATCCTTTATAGATCTGAGCAACTTCTTAAAGCGAAGCTCCTCGATTTCAAGGTTCATCATGGCCTGGTAGGCTGTTGGATCGGAGTAGCCCTCCGCATTTTTTCGGTCGCTCATTGGTCACCTCTTTCTTTCTCCCACTTCTCAAGATCACAGCCGATTTCTTTCAGCTTGTAAGTACAGAGCCAAACATCATCGCCCTGCTCCATCTCATAACGACGGATCAAAGCCTCGATGCCGCGGGAGAAGTTATCGTAGAATTTTTTGAGCCGCTTATTGCCGAAGCCGAACTGCTCATGCAGCTCCCACAGAACCAGAGCGTCGATCTCTCTGATATGCTTTCGATCGTACTCTGCGAGCTGTCGCTGTATCTCCATGTCCATAGCCTTTTTCTCGGCAGCGGACATCACGGCTCCGAACACTCTTTTTCCGGCTTTCTTTACTTTCATGAACGGGCCCTCCTATGATCCAGTTTTCTTTCGCAAAGAACATCGGAACTCCGAAGAAAAGAGAAAGGAGAAGGACCGTACCATCCTTCTCCAAAATAACGACCGGCAAAGATGCCAGCACCATCAATACTGCATAGATCTTGTTGCGGATCAGTTCGCGCTTCCACATAATTATTACTCCTTTATCAGTGCGATGTTGGCGGAATGAACCAGATATGTAGTTCCATCAATTTTTACCTGAATCTGATCGCCGTCATCATAGTCTTTCCAGCTCTCGATTTTCCCGCTGACGACGGAGCCATCGGGAAGAGCCAGGACAGCTTTGTCGTAGTTGAATGTCGTGTCGATGACCTGCCTGTTGCAGCCGGTCAGGAACATCAGCATCATGGCGACAACGAGGAGGATCGCCACAAGCATACAAAGCGCTCTTTTAGCTTTCATCTTACTTATCCTCCCCAACAGTACAGATAGGCTTGTCATAAGCGTACAGAGTCGCATGACTCTCATCCGGCGTATCCATCTCCAACACAGTCATGATAGCATAGTTTGCGAGATCGAGCAGCGTATCACGAATGGATTCATCAGTAACCTGCTGCTGGTCGCTGTCGTTGCAGGAAAGGCGGGACAGGGTCTTGAAGCGGGAGAACTTGTCCCCCAGACGGATACGGGCCATGGCGAGGCCCTCTTCGACGAAGGTGGTATGGAAGCTGTCGCCATAGTCGTGGTTCTTGCGTGCGTAGAGCTCGTTCAGCCCATCGCAGATTTTCTTATGTCTCAGAACTTTTTCGTTCATGGTAAACCTCCTTAGTCTTTCATAGGGGATAGGCCAAGTCGTGTCCGGTAGTCATTGTGAGAAATCAGACCGCTGGCTCTCATGTTGCGGAGTGTCTCCTCGTCCGGCCACGGGAAGACCGAAACAGAAACACCGCCATCAGGCGAAATATAAATGGACACAGATCGGTCACGAGCTGCCATTGCTTCATCAATGATTGAGTGGATTTTTTTCTCATCCATTTTCACAAGCTCCTTTCAAATATCATTTGCTCTGCGATGCAGACTATGGTCGGCATCAAAGCCATCGGGATAGCGGGCGCGGAGCTTATCAATGTTCATCTGGAAGATCGTCTCCAGATCATATCCGATAGCTTCTGCGCTGATGGCCAGATACCATGCGACATCGCCAAGTTCTTTTGCCATGTGTTCGCTATCGAAAGCGTGGCCCTGGTAAAGATGCTTTTTGAGAATATCAATGCACTCTCCGGCTTCGCCGTTCAGACCCATCAGGCCGTTGAGAATACGAGGGTATTCCTTAGACATTCCGGATGCGGTCCGAAGTGCTTCTTTCTGGTACTCATTAGGTGTCATAGTATTCACACTCCTGAAAAATATAAAAAGAGAAGAGCCTGTGTTTCCACAAGCCCTTCCCTCTGGGTAGAGATTAGAATTTCAGCTTTTCGTTGATCTTCGCGATTTGCTTCTCAGCCTTTTTCTGAATCTCGGTGTTCTCGGCTGCGATTGCCAGGTCAAGGATCTCCTGCCAGTCTTCCAACTGGTCAAGCAGCATACCCTTGTACTGGTTATCCGTCATACCCACAGAATCACCACCATCCAGAAGGTGAGAATCGTTGCGTTCAGCCATAGCCTAACAACCTCCTTCCATAATAGGCGATGTACTTTTTGCGCATGATTTCTTTTTTATGATTGTATCATAACAGCCGGAGTGGTGTCAAACGGCAGTGCCAGTAATCAACGCAGAATAAGGCAGACTTTCAATCCGGTCACAAAGTGTATGCCATTCATCGAGCTTGTGATGCCGACGGGATTTGTAGATATTGGCCAGAACCTCATAGTTCAGCATGACCGTCCGCTTCTGGTTGTAGGAACTGGGGAGAAGCTGGATCATCTGCCACCAGTATTTCTTGTCTTTGGTTTCGAGGTATTTCTTACGACAAACATTCAGACAAGCGATAGTTTGGTTGAGATGTTGCATCGGAGTACAAGGATAGATGATTGTAGGATTTACTTTTTCTTCTCCCCAATAGGAAAGTAAATGCTCACATGAGAAATTCTCCAGCGTAAATTCTTTCTCTGCGATCTTATGCATCGTAGAGCAAGAGTTGGCGACCGTACCAACCTTATAGGTGTCGAACTCTTTCCACCAGTACAGCGGAGCCGTGATGTCGAGATATACGGTGATCATCCGCATGAACTTACGATGGTCGGTGCCGGCGTTGCGGAGTGTCATCATAAGCTGCTTATCGTTAGCGCCAACGCAGAAATTTTGCTGGCACTCTCCACAGCATTTTTCTTTCCCATAAGGACATGCCGGGCCACTATCGCTCTTCGCCCACGAGTTTTTAGGGTTCCTCATGCCTCGAATGGCGTGCTCCCAGCCAAGAACTTCGACGTTTTCAATCTTCAGCATTTGCTTCTCCTTTCCTCAATGCCTCGTTGTGTTTTACAAGTGCACAGAGAGTGGCGTTCTCCTCGTCACAGAACTTGATAGAAACAGGGTCGACACGGCGAACACCATCTTTGAACTCAACAATGCCGTAGACCTGTCCAATCTGACCAGCAGGGTGTCCACCACAAAGCAGACTGGCGTCAACAACATTGCTCCACTGTTCCCAAAGATGAAAATATCCGAGTTCACCTTTGACTTCACAAAGGCGCGTTGGGAGTTTAACATTCATTTTAAGCCCTGCCATCACAAACCTTCTTTCTGTTGGCCGCGAAGAACTTCAATGCAGTCGCAGTCAACCGTAGCAGCTTCGACATTCATAGCAGAGAGCATCATCTGGAGCTCGTCTACGAGATACTTCTCGCTCTTACCAAGGCCGCCACTTGCGAGAAGACGAATGTAGTTCGTTACCGTGATGGGAACAGGAATTTTCTTACCCATCTGAGCAGCGAGTAGCTGAATGTACTTGACCATCGCATAGGTAGCCACAACGATGGTGGCACCTGTCTTTTCAGACACTTCGATGAGCATGGTGGTCTTGCCACTCTGCCGTTCTCCAATATAAATGGTGCTCATTTGGAAGTCTCCTTTCTCGTTTTTGCTAAGACCTTCTTCGCCTGAGAGGTAGAGCCGAAGACTCGCTTCGTAACGGCAGCACAGAACCCGGCATAGGGATCATTGTTATCGCCCTCACCGCAGGAAACGATAGTCTTTGTTCCGTCGAGCCAGAACACGATCGTTTTAGGACCACTGAAAATGACCTGCTTTACGCCGAGTGATGCCCGTGGCGCTCCGAAAGTGAAGTTGAGGAAAGCCTTAGCAAGGGCCGCCGGAATAATCGCATCGTTGCGCTTCGGAGTGTCAAAGAGCGAAGGCGTCACATTCTCTTTCTTGAACCAGAAGAGGCCATATTTGCTTGCCGGATTTTTAAGGCCAGCGAATTCCACTCCGACCCGATCATCCGTAAACTTTTTAATGATGCCGAGTTTTCCAGCATATTTACCGCCATACTCGTCGCTGCGTTTAATGCTGACTATTGTGTCAATGCCGATCATATTTTTTCTCCTTTCAAATATCAGTGGTTACTTCTTGTCGATCCGGTTAGCTTTTCTCTCTTCGTACTCAGCCTGCTCGATGCGAACCATGCCGTCCGGACCATCTTTGAAATATCCATTCAGATCAACGACCTCTCCATTGGGAAGAATAAGCTGGAGATAGCCGACGGTATCGAAGTCGCCATTTTTCTCATCGGTCAGAAACTCTTCGACGATGATCTTGAACTTCTTGTCCGCCGGGAAGTACGGAAGCGTGATCGGATACATCTTGTCGATAAGGCGAGTACCGAAGCCGTTTCTGAACGGAATATCAGGGCTTTCTTTGTTGATGAGCTGAACACGGTTGACATCCGAGTAAGTGACCGTACCGTCCTCGGTGACATCCTTAAACAGGCTGCTCATGCGCTTGCATTGGAAGTGCTGGATAGGATCGTTCTCACCAAACTCGACCTTAGTCCAAATATCAGGATCGTCCTCAATGGGGGTGAGGCATTTGCCGTCGATGAGGCGGTTCAGGATGCTCTTGGTGATCTGAATGCTCATACCGGAGTGGCCGTCGCGTTCCAAAGACCGATACGCTCTGAGGGCACTCTCATAGCACGCAACACCGTAATCCCAGTCGTCTTTATCTTCGGCACTTTCGCGTTCTTTCTGAGAAGCAAGAGCAACTTCACGAGCCGCCCAATCACTCTCATCATCGGAAAGGGAAAGTACCCGCTCGACATCCTTATCGGTATGGCCGTCCCACTCAGGGGCAGTGGCCACCTCTTTACAGTGGAACAGGTCCCAGTCCTTGTCCTCGTAATGATAGGTATAAGGCCCTTTTGGCGTGTCGACGCCAACGATGAACCAGCCTCCTCCAAAGGGAGCCTCGCCATCCGAATGCTTGTGGGATTTCCAAGCAAGCGTCGGGAAAGTGTTCACCAAGGCTGCGAATAGGATGAGCCGCTGATGATAGAGGGAGTTGAAAGTGTGGAACCCGTCAGAGAATTCTCCGATATCTTTCTCGGACATCAAGACTGCGCGATCATCCCAATATTCATTGGCGAAGATCTTCCGGCAGTCAGTCCCAAATGCTTTGATAATTTCGGGCAGATTCTTATTGACAGCATCAAGATGGATGCCATGCGCCTCACAAAATGCAAGCGCTTTTTCCAAAGGTTCGCCGACGCGGTTCGTCCAAAGAATGATTTTGGCGCCAGCTTCCTGTTCGGCCTTAACCTTGGCGATGTTTTTTTCAATCGGCGCACCGATCTCAGGCCATTTGTTTTCAACCAAAGTGCCATCGAAGTCGACAGCAATAATTTTTGCGTTATTCATAATTTCTCCTTTTCATGTCATGCAGCTTTCGGCATCGGCGCAGTAGACCACCCAACAAAGCGACCCTCATTGAAGTTCTTCTTCTCCTTGAGTGCCTTGCTGATCGCCAGATCAATGCCGGAAAAGCTCTTTAGATGGAAGTAATAAAGGTCACTGAATGGCGTCGTCAGACGGTCAATCCGTCCGGAAGCCTGAACCATGACCTTATAGGAATAGTTCTGCGAGTAGAAGATGATCGTATCAGTGGTAATGCAGTTCCAGCCCTCGCAGCCGGCCGTGTACTGCACGAGATAGACCCATTTGTCGCCGGTCGGGATCTCTTGATGCTTGTGACCGTTCCATTCAGCGACTTCAGTCCCATCGGGGTAACCAAGATTTTTGAGAATATCAAGCTCGTAGTCGAAATTGTAGAAGATGATGACTTTAGGGTGATCTTCCATGATCTCCAGCACGGCCACGCTTCGGGACTCGTCCGAATTTACCACGCGGCGCCAGTTCATACAAAGCTCAGAAGCCGTTTCAATAGGACGGTCTTCCCAAGGGTTCCAGCGGTTTCGAGAAATATCTTTGTAGAGCGGAATGTTGTAGGAAACAGGCACATCCTGATGATGCGATGTGGTGTGTCGCTCGAACTCCATCGTCACGAGAATGCGATTGCGCAGACGGATCAGCCGTCCGGTGTTGAGGTATCGGTCGACCTTTGGATACTTTGATCGCCAATCATAAACTACATGCTGGTCGATGAAGTCGGTCTTGTTCCGGTAGAACCCATTTGCGATGAAGACTGGGATATAATCCTGCCAGGTATCCCCCGGGGTAGCTGAGAGCAAGATCCATTTATTCACCTTGGCGATTTTCAGGAATGCTTTTGTCCAAGCCCCGTAACCGACGACACGCTGCTCGTCAAATATAAAGAAACTGTTTTTTACATCTTTGTACTTGCCGATGTTGTTCCACGAGTCGATGACGACCTTGTTTTTGTAGTAATTGCAGTCATCATGGGTTGAGAGCAGGAATGGAGCCAACTCGTTCTCCCATTCACAGGTATCGCGCTTGCGTGCCGTGGTGATGATGTAAATATCAAGCGGATTTTTCATCGGCGCATCAGGAATGTCGAGATTTCCGCCTTGCTGAAGATAGTAATAGGCGAGAGCAGTTCTGGATTTACCGGAACCGACCCCGCCGCATAGAATGCAACCGTTCTTCATTTTTTCAAGGGCGCTGCGCTGATGATCGTACAGACTGATACTCATGACTTAGCCATCCCGATTAACGCTTCAATATCTGAAAGAGACAGCTCAAGGTCACTCCAGTCATAGTCCTCATATCCATCCTCTCCAAGATCTCTTGTCGGAGATACCATTACGGTTGCCGCATAAGCTTCGGGGCAATTCAGCGGATACTCAACACTGATTTCGGTGTGAACAGCATCAGGATAGAGGCCTTCGAGCCATTCTTTTGGCGCGATAAAGTAGAGAGTCATCGTCTCGTACTCATCGCTTTTGTATTGGTCTTCAAGAATGACTTTTTTCGTGTCAAAATCTTTAATGGTCATCGCTTTCACGCTCCTCTCGCAAAATATCCATCATTTGACTGACAACTCGACGAGTATGCCAAACATCGCTAAAGTACATGGGCGTAAACCAGTAGTTCTCCAAAGAGTCACCATTTCTGATCGGATCGGTAAGAGAATTGCCGACCTTGACGAATCCGGCGACGCCGAGGAGCGATAACTGAATATAGCACATGAGCGCGACTGTCTCCTCGATGTCCTGAGCCGAGAAGAGAATATGGTTCTGGAAGTTAAAGCCGGCCTTTTCAAGGTCGTTCCGTGCTACATTGGCAGCAGCTATCAAAGTCGCACCACCTCCGCAGCAATCATCGTGAACGGTGATAAAGCCGCTTTTTTCGACCTGTTCCGCAACATTACCCATTGTCGCAAGCGCCATGAAGTGACAAACATTATAAGGAGTAAATATCTGCTTAAGTTCGTCGCTTCCGAGCCTCATCCGCATGTAGACTTCACCAAGAAAGTCCTGGTCCGGATTTTTCTCCAACGCGACCGTCATTTCGGCAAGAAGCTCCGGGAATAACGCCTGCTCTTCTTTGCGGTACTTGGCGATGGCTTTCAGATAACGGTCTTCTCGCTCATCATAATGTGTCTTATCAACAGCATTGGAGAATGCGCAGGCCGTCATCAGAACGAAGTCCTTCCAAATGTCCCACGGTCGATTTCGCTCGGACACGAGCTTGTTGAATGTCTCGATGAAATACTTCTTGTCGTCCGCCCTTGGCGAGGAAGCTTTTTTCGGAGCTGGCTTTTGTGACTCTTTTTGCTGATTTGCTGAAATATCAATTTTCGGTATCTCAGGCGGAATGAACGGCTTTGGCTCATACTTTGGGAGCGACTTAGCCGGTTTCACCTTATGAACCGCTTTCTTCTTTTTCTTAGGTTTCCAGAAAGGCATTGGGTCCTCCTTTCAAAAAGTTAAAGGGACGCCGGCTACCTCCTAACCAGCGTCCCCGCAATGCTTATTCCTGCGGATACTCGCTCGCAGCATACTTCTCAGCGAACTCATCCTCTTCGATGGTGACATACATCGCCTTGAGGTAGGCCTTCACACCGCTCTTCTCGTTCTTGGTGCCCTCCTGGATGATCCAGTTATAGGGGCGGATGATGAGATCCACATTGCTGATCTCGGCAAAGTCGAGAGCGCCGATGGACTCCTCATCGAGAGGCGTCTGCTTGCGGCGGGTGACCATGACGACCTTGGGCGGGAAGTTCTTGAAGCTCACCGCGACCTGGAGATAGTGGCGAGGCTCGTCACCTTCCTCACGGGGAGGCATCACGCGGATATTCCAGCCGTCTTCGATCAGACGCTGAGCATCGTTGTGGTCCTCGATGATAACGCAGAAATTGCGATCACCGGCGCGGTTGTACTTGTCCTCCTTACCGGAAAAGTTCCGGAAGATAATGCGGGCGTTTTCGATGATGATGTTGTCAGTAGCTTTACGACTCATGATTAAGACTCCTCTCAACTGTTAAAATGGATATTGAAATGGACTGTAATGAACTCGTTCCCGAGCTTCTTTGTGTGCCAGTTCCTCTTTTTCAATGCAGAGGGTGCAGATGTTTTTCATAGGCTGCGGCTTCTTTTTCCACCGATAAATGTTCTCGCAGTTTCTCAATCCACATCGCCTGCAAGTAAACCAACGAACACCGTCTTTGGTGAAGCTTTTCTCCATAGAATTACCTCACATCAAACGGTGTACTGTCTTCTTCGTGGGGTTCGCCGGGACCGAACCAAGGCGGTGTGTCAGAAACATACGGATCTTCGGAAACGAACCACTCGAAATCACCATACTTGGAAATATCAGTGGCCGCAGCATCAACGAGAGCATCATAGTATCTCCGGTCAATGCAGTCTTCCTTTCCGAGTTCCTTTACCATTTCAGACTCAAGCCAGCGATAGCCTTTCGTTCCAACGGCGGCATCGTACTTCTTTTCGCCAGTCTTTTTGTCAACGGACTCGCGACACAGAAGACCGCCGCCACAGCCGGGTTTGATGGGGCAGAACTGTCCGACTCGTCCAATAAAGACATAGTCATGACCTTTCTCGATTTCAGTTCTAAGTTCCTCGATACGAGCACATTCTGCCTCCATTGGCTCATTCAGCTTCGTTGTATCGGAAATCTTTTTCCACAACTTAGCATACTCATCCTCCAAAGCACTCACATCAGGCAAGCTCTCATTCATATCCAGATAGAGCGCCCCTGTAACAGACTTCGTCTCGCACATATCCTCGAAGGTGATCTCCTCATGCGAGAAGAGCTTCTTGAAGACATACGGGATCTGGAACTGAGTGCCCGTGGCTGTCCACTCACCGGCGTGTTTACCATCTTTGTACTTGGCAATATAAACGGCGTTGTTGACGAGGCACATGCGATCATAAGTCGCTTCGTGCTCGAAAATATAACCGTACATCTTGCCGTAGTCCATGACGAACTGAATGATCTCAGGCGTAGCGTCTGGAATCTTGATAGAGTCCGTCTTGATGTGAGCAACAACAAAGCCCCGTTTCTGAACCTCGTGCTTGAGGTTGATCATAAACAGGGCTCCGCGCTTGGCGACGATATTATCTTTGTTACGGTTGTCATGGAACGGATTCTCGAAGCTGGCCGAAGTCAAGCCGTAAACGGAATTGATGGCTATTTTCAGCGCCTGCGCCAGAGCATCAGCGGCACTCTCGTCCGTCAGATACTTTGCCAGAGCGCCGTTCAGCATCTTGCGAGCCTTGTCGAACTCCTTATGCTTGATGGCAACACGAGCATCGCGGATTTCACGGAATCGCTTTGTGTAGACAGGCCCGAAGAGATCTTCTGCGATGATGCTTGAGGGATGCATAGAAGCAATATCCAGCAGAGCGATATTTCCGTACATACCAGGCTCGGCATAGACATAGCCGCCCTCGCCAACTTCTTCGCCGCGATAAGTAGACTTGCCTTTATCGAACTTGTAACCAGGGAAGATCGGACGGTCTTTCTTGTCAAACGCAGTATAGTTGTCATATTCTTCCGGCCCAAACTTGAACGGCAGATCGTCCATGCTGCAAATCTGACTGGCATCACCCATGTCACGGTAATTGAACTGATCCTGCGGCTTCTTGTTTCCACCGAAGATAATCTTGGCGGTCAAAGTGTTCGTGGTATCGTTGACGGTCATTCCAGCCACATCGGCCAGGATCTCACGAGCTATGAAGTCAGCCTTACGGGCATTGAATACTGCCTCCGTAGCAATGACATCATTGTCACAATACTCGGCGACCTTTTGCCACATGCTCTCAGGAACAGGCTGGTCCCACGGAAGGCCAAGCTCCTGATGGTGGATGCCGAGTTCAATCTCCCACTTCTTCAAGCTCTGTTTTTTCGAGCAGAAGTCGTAAACATCAGTGTAAGAGACATTATAGGCTTCGCCAAAGAAGCAGTTGTTGCTCTTGGATTTCTTTTCGCTGCCGATGATCCGCTGAGACAGGTTGTAAAGCTGCTCATTGGTATAGCCCATCAAGCGAGCATAAAGAATGTGGTTATCATACCGCCGGCAGTTGAAGCCGATGAGTCGGAACTTCATCAGGCCCTCGATGTCTTCAGAGGTCGGGTTGATCATCCGAACCACAGGTTGTGCGCTTCCTGCAAACTTCCAGTTCACGAGGAAAAGGTTCGGAAACACCTCGACATCATAAAAGACGAGATCAGCGGTTTCGTTCTTGGCCGCAGGGGCGGCGTCAGCAGATTTGAACGGCATCTTGTTAACGAGCTTGATGCAATACTCTGCCTGATTGGTGCTGTTGGCGGCAAAGGCCAGGACGGCATTGCGCATATCGGTAACATCGTAAACCATGCCGCTTTCATACGCATCCGTCAGAATCTTGTGGATAAAGTCGATACTGGGCTTAGTTGCGGGGTGAATCTCCTTGTTGAGATTTCTCTTGATTTGAACCCTAAGCCCTTTCTCGCTCTGAACCACCTTGTTGTTTACCATGCTGCTTTCTCCTTTCAATGGTAACCCAGAGCTTATGGTTGCAATAGGTAGGTTGTTGAACTTAGTGAGTTTCCGGCGCAGCGAGCTTTTTCCAGTGAAGACCTTCACCTCAATATGGTCGTCATAGATACGGCTCAGCCTTGTCGGATCGCCGGTGTAAATATAATGTAGATGGATACCCCGACCACCCTTGCTGACCTCGGCATAGGTCGGAGGCCACTTACTCGCCTCTGCCAGGTTCAGGTCAAAGCACTTATTGCCATTCTCATCAGGAATATCAAAGTCGATGACGATATGGTTCTCAGGCACCTTGACATAGTGGAGCTTAGAGGTATCCAACTGCGAAAGAGTCTTCGTGACTTTTTCCCATTTCTGCGAGGGCGTTTCTTTAGATGTGGCATACTGAGCAGGACAGTCCGCGCAATCCTTGTCGAATGCGGATACTGTTCCATCAAACTGAATCAGCCGAGTTGTTGGCTCCGGCTTATCAATGATGGTCTGCTCCTCAAATTTTTCAGTTCTGAAGCCACTGTAATAGCTCCGAACACGAGTGCCATCTTCCATACTGAAGCGCTCTGTGTAGTCATGGAAATAGTTCTTCAACTCTTCCTTGAACGCTCGCTGGCTGAGGGGGTACGAGACCTTTGCTTCCTCATTATAGGTCTTATACATCTCCCAAGCAGCCTTGAGGGACGTGCCGTCTTCACGCTTGAAGACAGGGTAGGAATCAACGATGTAGTTGTAGAAGTCATTGGAGGCTCCCAACATAGCAATCGGAATATAACCGTCGTAGTAAGCGGGATCTTCCAGATAAACCTCTTGACAGTGGTAAGCAATCGGGCCAAGTTCAAACGGGATGTGCTTCATGATGGTCTTGTACTCGTTCGGCTCGACCTTATCTCCTGTTGGGGAAACATCAATCAAACGTCGAATCAGACCGGATTTAGCGTCCGTAATACGAACCGGTTTGTTTGTGCCCATAAAGAGGAAAGCCTTAAAACGGTTGGCGTAAGTTGATTTGAACTTCTCGTTGACCGTCATCAGCTCATGCGAAACAAGGCTGTTAAGTCTCGTGTTATCCTCAATACGGGATAGGTCACCATCATGTTGAATGGCAACCAACGGATTCGTCTTGAACGCCTCCAGCGCAAATGCATTACTTGAAGAACCGAGAGCCTTAGCATCGAATACAGAGTAATAACCATCAAAGAGCTGCTGAATGATGTTGAGCACCGTGGACTTACCGGTACCAGCGGCGCCGTAAAGCACCATGAACTTTTGCAGCCTCTTGGAGTCACCGGACACTACCGAACCAATGGCCCATTCGATTTTGTGCCGCTCGGCAGGAGAGTACAGAACACTCATGAGCTTGTCATAAGAGTTTGCCTCACCCTGCTCAAGCGGATAATTCAGCATCTTGCTGGCATAGTCTTTTTTCCCCGTTTTGCTGTTTGAAAATATCAGTTTCTCGTCGAGCATATGGAACTGGTCCTTCATCTGCTTCTGGCAGTATTTATGCCAGGTGTCGATCATTCCGGTTTCCGCGTCCCACATGTGCATGACTCGATAATTGTCATCAAAACGCTTACAGTTTTCCTCGGCGTATCGGTCCAGTTCGCGGTCGATCAGGTCAACCGCATCCTGTTCATCAGTCGACCACAATCCCCGTTCCTCAATCCAGATAGCGTAGAAATCGCCGCCTCTAATCATGAGGTCGCTGCTTTTCTTGATGATAAACTTGGGATAGATCTCGATGATACCACGCTTGCCACTGCGCGTTGCAATCACCAAGAAGTCTAACATTGATTACTCTCCTTCGCTGAGCTCCAACTTCTTTACTCGAACAGAGAGCTGATAGACCTGCTCCTCCAGCTTCCTGCGCTCCACCTCGGTTGCTGCGGCAAGGACCATCGCCCCTACCGCAAGCAACTTGAACATCTTCGTGCTGCGAGCCTGCCGCTGCATCTGCTTGCAGAAATTCTTAGACGGCATGACCGTCACGAAAATATCATGCGTGATCGTATTCATGTTAAACTCCCTTCTCTGATGATCTCGTTAAGATAGCAATTCATCTGATACCAGATTTCCATAGACCGCATATCAAACCGAGGGTTACGGATTGTGAACAGACCGCCCTTACCATCCGGTGCGTAGTCATGATCCATAAAACGGTCGAGAATCTCGTCGACCCGAACAGGATCAAACCGAACATCGCTCATGGAACCAAGGCCCAAACTGACAAGCATACTCCAGAACCACTGTCCGGTGCGGTTGCCAATATCAGGGTCTTCCATGATGTGTTCTTCACATCGAATGGCAAGGGCGATCATCATTTCAAGGATGCTGCAAGGCCGAATATCAAGGCGGTTGGCAATTACAGCATCGCGATAGCCTTGCTCGCGACCGAACCGATATCTAAGCTCGATGCCATCCTCGGCCCGGTTGCCGTCCATCGGGATTGTGTACGCAAACTCCGTGTCGTGGAGCTTGTAGAACAGTCGCCGGTAGGACTTATTAGAATATCGGTCGTCGACCACTAGCCGGTACATCCACTCGAAATATGGATCATTAAGCTCGCTTTTGGTCAAGGTCAGACCTCCTCGTCATTATTCGGAGGAAAGTTTTTCTGCTTGAAATCGCTGAAATCACGCAGATCCTTGAGAATCTCGTAGTCACAGCGCTTTGCATCACTTCTTACGAACACCGAATCGTCTTCGTATTCGCCGAAGTGGTCCAGCCCATCGCCGATGATTTCCTCCACATCATCAACGATTTCACCGCACTCATCAGCCAAGACGCCATCAGCGAAGTAAGTCAGGCTAACTTTCGTATAGTCTTCAAGCTCTCCGAATTCATCAGGAGAGATGACATACGGAACTTCACCAGGCGTTCCCGAGAGCTTCTCGTCAATCGTTCTGGAGTAGTCCTTATAACCAGCCTCCTGCAAACGCTGAGTGTACTCGGTAATGCTACCCTTATCCATGTTCTTTGCAGTATTTACAAGCGAGACAGTTTTTTCTTCCGTTGTCGGTTTCTCACGCTTGGCGTATGCTGCTTTGACCGAGGCAATCTCTTCCTCGGCGAGTTTTGCGTACTTATCCTTCAGATAGTACCAGGCGCCTGCTGCGCCGATAGTAAGGCCTGCTACAAAGGCAAAGCCGGTAGATGCTTTACTCATCTTCGTCCTCCTCATCGTCTCGGATGCTCATGACGGTCATAGCCAGACCACCAAAGAGTAAAGCGCCACTCAACAGCAATCCGCCGGTGATGTGACGCTTACGCTTTGTGTCAAGAACATAGTCGAGCATGGAAATGAAATTCGCAATTCCCTCCATGTCAGTCACTCCTTGTAGCTGAGGACTGCTGCTCCGCCCACCAGGCAGAGGCCGGACATAGTCGCCAGGGTATAAGAGAGCAGGGAAAGCATGATCTTCTTCATAATTGTTCCTCCTTTTAATCATAGCTTGAGAAGTAATGGTTTCCGACCTGGAACATAGGAACTCCATAGTCGCTATAATGGCCCGCATTGAAGAACACGACATCGTAGTCAGTACGATTTTCCAGTTCTTCTTCAACGAGCTTTACCAGCTCGTCCATAACATAGCAGCGGGTGATACGGTCGCCGTACATACCTGCATACTGGTTTTTCTGCCAGATGACCTCAGAGATCGTGTCCGGGAAATGCGGATCATCTACACGATTGAGAACGCTGTCAATGACCAGTCGCTGGCCCTGCTCGCATTCTCCCTCGGCTTCCGCCATAGCGCAGAGAGCAAGAAGCTCGATCTCCTCCCTCGTAGCCAAAGGCTCTTGTTCGGGAGTGGGTGCAGGCTCTTCCTCCAGTAAAATATCAGTGGACGGAGCAGATGCCTCGACGATCAGAGAGAGAGGTTCCGTCTGAATCGTAGGCTGTTCCGGAACCGTTTTGGTCGTCGTTGCATTTATCACAAAGTTACAGGATATGAAAATCGCCCCGACGAAGATAAGAAGGCAGATAAGCAATTTTTTCATCGGCTTGCCCTCATGCGAGATAGTCATTCTGGTGGTCGACGATCTTGGAAGTGATGTCGCCGACAACATTGAAGTCCAGAATGAACGCGCGCTTGTACTCGTCCGAATCAGCATCGTGACGACGAATCTCGGTCATACCGAAGTCAACAAAGTTGTCGCCGTAAGGCTTCTTGTCATCATAGATCCAACCGACAACAGCGCCGGCTTTGGTGCGCTTGAAACCGAGCATATCGTAAACTTCATTCAAGAAGAGGTGACCCTGGGACTTGAGCATATCATTCGCCTGAGCCTGACGAGCACGCAGATAGAAGAGGTTCATTTCAGGGTCCTGCTTCCAATCGGAGTGAGTATCATCAAACACCTTTGCGTAAGGGCCGTAGTCAGAGCCATTCCAGTTCTCGTCTGCGACATTTACATTCTGCTTGACCTTCTTTTCCTTGCCCTTGTCGTCCGTGACGGTCTCTTCAATCTCCTGCGCCTTGATGTTGTAGCGCAGCTCCTTTTCAACCTGCTCGCCGAAACGCTCGATTACGCGGTCACGATAATCCTTGAAGGACTTATCAACAGCAGCGTAAGCAGCCGCCAGAGCGACATTGCGCTTCTTCATGATATTGTGGCTTGCGAGAATGCTGGCGATAGAAGCTGCACCGAGCATGACCGCAGGGGCATACAGCTTTGCGAACTTCACGCCAGTATGAACATAGGCAATGGCGAGATCTTTCTTGTGATCCTCTTCGGAGTATGACTCACCAGCCTTGGTGACGCCATTTTCCTTGGCCTCACGAATATCAGCGAGAGAGTTCTTAGACTCCTCGACGATGGCACCTGCCTTGGTGGTAGCCTTGCAGGCCAGAACGGCACTTGCAACAGCACCGACGATACCGACACCGACAAGAATTTCGGGGCTCTTCTTCTGGAGCCCAAAGCCGACCTTGGAGAAGGTACGCTTTGCGGAAGTCATGATTTCATTAGCTTTCATGGTAATAAATCCTTTCTTAATTGTAGTTTTCAGCTCAGTTTTCGAGCTCTTTCATGTATTCGTAATACTCGGACTCAGTCGGGAACAGCATCCATGTTCCGTCGACGAAGCCTCTGTACCCGCTTGAGACAAAATATCCGTACATGACTGCACCTCTTTTTAGGTGATTTGGATTGCTCTGGGAAGCTGCAAGATGTAGCCGTCCCTCGTTCGGGCAACTCTGGCACTCTGAATATCAGTCCAGCCGTACTTATCAGCCATGTAATTCTGGCAAGTAAGTCCGGCGAGGTCATAGAGATCCAGCACGCTGGCCATGCCATAGTTGGCAATAGCAGATTCCAACTGGTCGAGGACGAGGTCTGCATCTCCACGGTTGTCGAAGATGATGTCATCAAATTCAAACCCCGCAACAGGTCTTGGCCGCTGATTGTAGTTCCGGCGATCATCTCGGCGAGGATCGTCATAGTAGCGCTGATACGATACCTTTGAACCGGCATTTTTCCGAGTTCCGATGCGGCCGGCTTCACCAAAGAGAACGATGCTGACAACATCGGCGATGGCGTTCTTCAAACCGGGGATAACGACATCTGTGATGATGAAGGTTTTAACATCGCCGACTTCATCAGGCATGAATATTCCGGCAAATTTCTTGACCTCGCTCTGCTTTCGGGTCTTTGCTGTGCCGTTGACGACTTTCTCCACCCGTTTGGAGGGAGGACTTGTGTTTTCTCTCGCGCTATGCGAGTTATCAGGATATTCAGGCATTAGTGCACCTCCAAAATTTGATAAAAAGAAAAAAGGGAAAGCGCCCTGTTATTGGCACTCTCCCTTGTAGAACTCCGCAATTTACTTTTCTTAGTTTTCCTCGGAATCCTCATCTGCCGAGTCGATTTCGGCCTTGTCGGTCTTAGCGGCTTCAGCCAGCTTCTTCGCAGCGACCTTCTCTTCGATGATCACCCGCAGCTTCTTCGCTCCGCCAATCACAGCGTAAGCAATGAAACCTCCGATGACACCGGCGAGCAGGGCACCAGCATTAGAGCTGTCCTGAGTCTCGTCGACTTCCGTAGCTTCGATTTCCTCGATCTCGTTCATTCTCTTGTCTTCCATAGTAAAATTCTCCTTTTCAAAAGTATTTTTTTGTTGTTTGGTTCTCCATAATAGGAGATGCAAAATCTGCGCTTACCAAAGGTAAATAGGCGGGTGGTTGTGACCGACGACAAGGCAAGGCGTTCCATCATCAGCCAACTGTGTGCTGAAATCGAGGTCTATGTAGCCTTTTCCGTTGTCGATGTCCCATCCGAGGTGCTCTCCGACCTCAGCCTCGCTCAGACCGATCTCATCATAGAAATCATTCAGCGAAACACGCATCTCGTCGCGCATTCGTTTGTTCAGTTCATTCATAGCGCGCATCAGGCTGTCGCGATCGGACTTGAAATATCGGTTTGTAAGGGGGTCGAAGCAGAGAATATCGCCACCTCCGGTAATGATGACCTCGCGTTCGCCAAGAGGGTGCTTCGTAAGCGTCTCCTTGGCAACTGCATCACGGATCGCCTGCTCTTTTTTCTCGCCGACTACCTCAACAGCCTTCTCTTTGTACTCCTTGAGAGCCGTTTCGGAGATGGAATAAGCCGTTGCAAGAGCAGTGTTGCGGCGAAGATTTGCAGAGCTGGCGCCTACAAGGCAGGCTGTGGACAGCACGCCTGTAACAGCAGCCGGAACATAGCACTTCCATGTGGTGGCAACGATCTCCTTGTTGCTCAGACGCCGGTTTTCCTTGATTTCTCTGGCGTCGATGAGCTGCAAAGCCTTGGGCGTTGCTCGAACGGCGGATACAGTGGTGGCGATCATCCCGGCAATTCCGATGCCGGTTAGGATCTCAGGGCTGTGCTTTTTCATTGACTTCTGGGCGCTTTTCAACGCCTCGATAATGGTTTGTTTTGTCATTTGAGTTCTCCTCTCTAAATAGTGTCAAGCATTCATCGGCGAAATCAGCGGCAATCGAAAATATCAGTCCTTCATCCGTACCATCTGCGATAGATGAGAAAAGCACCATCTTCATGGTGAACTCCTCGATCACATCTTCCGGATCATCGAATGGATGGTCTAAAATTGCCTCGATCATCTCCCATGCCGCCCATCTCGAAAAGCAAGACTCTTCAAAGTGATGGCGTGGCCAAAAAATCTCGGGCTCGTCCGATTCTCTGAGATAGTCGAGAAGTGCTTGTACAGCCGTATCATTTGTCATGAGTTCACCTCGAAAAAAGAGAAGAGCCCTGTTTAGGACTCTTCCTCTTCGTTTCTGGCAGCAAGTGCTTCGTTGACCTTCTCCTCGATAATTGCTTCCTGCTCCTTGTTGTCGGCCCAGCCGGATAACAATGTTCCGATCCCGCCAAGGACGACTCCCGCAAGGGACAGCAGCTTAAAAATATTTCTCTGGTTCATAAAGCATGACCTCCTTTCCATAATAGGCGATGTAGTTTTTGCGGGAAATCAATAATCCCACTCAGACTCAGGTTGAGGACCGAGCATAGCATCGACGACATAACACGGAATCTCTCCGTTCAGTCCATCATCAACCATAGCCTTCGAGTTATCGAAGTCGATCCAGTACATGCTATCAGACAGCAACCAGCCAACAACATCTCCGCCTTCGACATGGCTTATTCCAAGGAAGTCGTAGAAATCGTTCAGAGTTACGAACGCGCCGAGAACCATATTCCTGTTGATGTGATATTCTGCTTGCAGGACTTGGCTTATGGTTGCCTGAAAATATCTTTTGGAGAAGCTGTCGTAGAAGAGTCGCTGCTCCTCGTTGGCATCTTCAAACTCCAAAGATGAATTGGAGAAGCCTCCGGCAGCCGTAATAGGCGGCATACTGCTTTTCTCTGCGGCGATGGACTCCATGATCTTCTTGTGAGCATCTTCGCCATACAGTTCTTTCAATTTATGCTTATAGTCAGAATAGGATCGGTTTACGAGCGCATAGGCACTGGCAAGAGACGCCTGCTGCTTCTTATTGAGGGTATTCGCCCCAAAGATGCAGATGATCGTAGCGACGCCCGTGGCCGCAGCAGGTATGTAGCATTTCCAGCATGATTTGACGGCTTCGAGCTTTGTTGCAGCATAAGGGTCGCCATCGTGATTTCTCCTGCTGTCAGCCTTGATAAGACTATCCGCTTTCGGGGTTGCCTTGACAGCCAGAACCGCGGTTGCTACAACGCCAGCGACTCCGATGCATGTCAGAATGGTGGGAGACGCCTTCTTCAAGCTCCTCCCGATCTTAAGGTCGAGTTTCATCGGTATCCTCCTTTAGACTCTTAAATCCTCATAACTTTGGAAAATTCATGGGTGTAACCGTCGTTGCCTCTTATCATAGTAGTCCATATAAGTAACCTTTGGGCGTTCCGTGGTCCGTAGTTCGTTGAGAACTTTGTGATATGCTCTGACTTCACCTCCAATAAAGCCGATACAAGCACAAAGCCCACACATAATAAGATTTTTGCCTTTCATCTGAATTCTCCTTTCATTTCATTGCATTTAAGAGATCTAAAATATCAGCAGCGACCGAACTGGCAGTTTGAAAGATCTCGTGCATCTCTTGGTTCTCTCCTGAGTGATTTGAATAGCGAGCCATCTTCATGGCGAACTCGTTTGTGAATCTGATAAATTCGTCGACCGATCCATCGGAGCGATGATGGAGCCGCTTGCGAATGTAGTTCTCAAGTTCTCTGATCGCCCACTGTTTTGTGCTTGCCTCCTTGAACTCTTTTTTCCACTTCCAGAGAAGCGGAGGCGACCATGCATCCATGGTGTACATGTCGCACAAGATCAGTTCAAATTGCTCGATGTTCATGCTTTCTCCTTTCGTCCAAAATAAAAAGTAAAGAAGCAGTATCGGACTCGAACCGATCACCTCTTCACTGGTTTTGTGAAGCGCTCTACCACTGAGCTAACTGTTTCTCCATAATATGAGTTGCAAAATCTGCGGAAAAAGAAAAGAGCCGCATAAAACGGCTCAATTCCTCAGATTCCAATAGTCTTCAATAGTTTGTTAAGTTCTTCTTTCGTAAGGTCCGCATCCAAATCCAGATGGACATGAGTCTTATCATCAATGACTGTCGTCCGGAACTCATTGAGCTGAATATCTACTTCACAGCCCAATTTTGTCCGAAGTACCTTCTTTACGATCCTCGATACAAGTCCTGTCATGAATTTCGATTGAATCTTCATCTCATCCATACTCCTAACCCCTTTCATAGGTATTGGTATCCATAATAGGGGTTGCTGGATTGGCGCTAAATATCACGGCGGTCGAAGACCGTTTCCCAACGCTGCTTTTGCAAAGGCTTCATTTTCAGCGCCCACATGATTTGCCGAATCGTTACGGTGGGCCAGAGCCCGTTCGTACAAGTTCCGGCCCGTTCATCAAAGAATTCCTTGAATTTCGGGTGAACATAGAGGGCATCGGTCAGCCATGCATCCACCTCTGTCCAGAATGTGGACTTGGTTTCGTCATCATACCGCTGTTGGATCACAGCAAGGCCTTTATCTCCTATTTCAAACAGGGTGCAGCTATCGTAGACCGGATGGTCGCAAATATAACGCTTTCCGTACATCGACAGATAAATCGTAGGCTTTTCATAGTGATATCGCATCTTTATCTCCAAAACAAAAAGAAGAAAGCCCTTGTTACAGGACTTTCCTCCGTTGATAATGCTTTAGTCGTCAAACATTTTGCATGACGCTTTGCAGTAAGGGTAGGGACCACCGCAAGCTTTACAACCTGCGGGCGGCACGTCGTCCATGAAGATCAGATACTCGTCGCCTCTTTCATCGAGTCCGAGTTCCATTTCGTCTGCGCTCTCGTACTCATAATCCAATTCCTCAATTTCCCATCCACAGGACGGGCAGGCATAAATATCGCATCCGCCTTCGGGATCTTCTTTCCGATCCATCACCGCTCCGCACTTGTTGCAGATGGCGTATCCCTTATTCAGGTAGTCCATCAATTCACTACCTGCCGGTTTAATAACCTTTCTACCTTTTCTGCGCACTTTCATTACCTCCTGTTAATCTGGAAGTAGCTGCTATTATACAGTACCTCCGGTATTAAGTCGAGAGATATAAAGAGCTCTTCGGTATCTCCTTTCCATAAAGCGCCCTGCAAAATATACGAAAAAAGCGAAGAGAGCGTGTTTTTTACACGACTCTCAACGCCTGTTGGCTCAACTCTTTCGAGTAGGCTTGAAGCGATTGAACAGATTCTTGAATGTCTGAGATGTAAATGTCCCCGTTTCCTCGAATCTCAGTCCTCTACTCATCCAAACGCCGTAGAACATCAGCGGCAATACAAGTTCCGCCGCAGCAATGCCGATCTTCGCGTACCGATCGAGCGTATTCTCGTCAAGCTGAAATGCTTTCAGCGTCGCGTCTTCGTCATGGGCTGCTTTATCCATGGCCCTACGCTCCGACTTTTCCTCGATTTCAGTTTCCGTTTTGATCTCTTCGATACGGAGCTTGTGCAGTGCTGCAAGGTTCTTGATGACCTCCGATTTCTCGTCTTTGTCAGATGCCGAGTTGAGATTGTTGATCTCGTTTTCGATTGCATCATCCAGCAATTTCTTGATTTCTGCCATATTGCATTTCTCCTTTCAATAAGTTGGCTCCATAATAGGGGGTGTTATTCGTGCGGGAGGAAATTCTCGTTGCGAACGCTGAGTGTGACGGTTTTCATGCCAGAAATAGTTCGCACATCTGTGCCTAATTCGAGAAACAGAAATGGTTCGCTCGTCGGGTCAGAACGGTCGATCCGAAGATCGCCGACGGGAATGTACCTTCGCCGAAATATAAGCGTTCCGACTACAAACCCGATGATAATGCCGACAACAATGCCAATGATGAGTTCCATGTCATACCTCCAAAATGATTTTTCAGATTTTTACCCCGGGCAATTTTCCAAATACCAATTTAGCATCTGATCCGGTTACCCGCGTGCTGGAAAATATAAAAAAGAAAGAGCCGTTGTCAGCGGCTCAATCTTCTTTATTTTGCAATGTGTTCTTCAAGATACTTGAGTAATCTTTTTGCTTCATCGGTCGATAAAGATACCAACACCCAACGTTCCCCATCCATGATTTCTCGATCTTTACAAGCAATCATAAAAGGTCGTTCGTCGTTATTTTCCTTATCAAACCGAAAATCTAAATTTTCAAACATAGTGTCCATAGAAAAACACTCCTTTCCATAAAGGGGTTTGCTTAATCTGCGGAACTGTCCTCGTAGACCGTCCGTTTTCTCAGAGAAGACCATGGAATGTATCTTTCCTCTCGGCATACAGGACACCAGAACCGACTGGTCTTTCCGCCGACATCGACCAGCTCGTCACTGTCAGCTTCCAGTTTGCTCCCGCAATTCGGGCAGTTGAAGCGGTAGCATTGTCTGACCGCCACATTCACAACCCGCATCTCAATCACGCTCCTTACTCAGCAACCAGAAGAACCGCCGATACAAGTTGTAGTAGACCTCGCGGCAACAGGGGATGGCATACTGCATTTTCAAGGCATTGTAGGATAGACCCTCTGTAACCCCTCGCAAAATATAAGGATAGAGGTCACCATCCGTACCAATGGCAGCTTGCTCGACCAGTTCCATCCGTTTGGCAAAGGATACGCGGGATTCCGCACACCTTGCAGTTGGATCGCTCCGTACTTGGCCACTCTTGACGAAAATATCAAGGTCGTTCGGACGGCTGCTCAGGCCAAGCAGAGCATTGTAGGCTTTCTTCCAGATCGGATACTGGAGGCAGAAATGCTTCAGTTCATAATACCGGTGCTTGCCAATCCAGTATGGATTTTTCTCAGACAGCTCCGGACGGATTTCCGTTGCCATTATTGTCGTTCTCCTTTCCACAAAAATCCTGTCTCCTCGTAGAGACGCTTTGGGGAGATGTAAAAGTTGATACGGCCATAGCGCGAATCCATCTCCTCGATGGTGGTGACTAATTTTCCGCTGCGAGTGGCTTTGCCAATCGGGAGCCACCCTGAGACGATGCCGGCGCGGACCCATGAAGCATCTTTGCCATACACACGGGCCGCAACAGCCACGGGGACGGACCCCTGAGGGAACTCTTGCTCGTTCATTGGCGTTTACCTCCTTTCAACGGCTATTCTAAGTTAGCAACTGCGCTTTGTTAAAACAACCTCGGTGGTCCAGTCCTGAGCTTGCCATCGGACCATCGTCATTTCGCAGGGATAGTCCTCAAAGCCGATGGTTTCGCAGGTGATGAAGCCCTCCAAAACACCGATGATAACTTCAGCCTCGTACTGTTTGTACGGAAATATCAGTTCGGGAAGCTCTCTATGTACAGAACCGCAGCGAGTGCATTGAAGCCGCCGCATTGGGATCTTCCAGGTCTTTCTTCCTTTCGTCCGTACAATCCGAGTAACACGGTCATAGTATTTCAAATCGCCGCCGCATTTGGGGCAGGTTGATACATCATTTGTAATCATATACATCGCTCCATCAAAAATAAATGTAGGAATAACTTGACAACTCCTACACCATAATATATGATTACAAAGGACAAATCAACTATGGAGGTGCAACTCATGCTTGTAAAATGCCCTGAATGCGAATTGCAGGTAAGTGACAAGGCTCCGGCTTGCCCTCATTGCGGCTATCCAATGAAGCCGTCAGTAAAGCGAAAACCGAGAGCCAAAAACAATAAACGAAGACGCCTCCCGAATGGGTTTGGCCAAATCAGCGAAATAAAAAACCGCAACCTTCGGAACCCCTTTCGGGCAATGGTTACGGTTGGAAAGACTCAGGACGGCAAGCCAATTTGCAAACCGCTCAAGCCTGACTCGTATTTTGCAACTTATAATGACGCATATGCAGCGCTCGTGGAATACAATAAGAATCCTTATGACCTCGGCGCCGCGATCACCGTCAAAGAGCTTTACGACAAGTGGTCGGAAGAGTATTTCAAGACGCTCAAATCGGATGGCAGTTCACGAGCCGTTACTTCAGCTTGGAAGTATTGCTCGGCTGTCTACGATATGCGAGTGATGGATGTCCGTGCCCGCCATGTGAAAGGCTGCATGGACGAGGGGATTGCCACTGTTAGAGGGAAAGAGCAACACGCCAGCGCATCCATGAAGAACAAGATCAAGTCCTTGTTCAACCTGATGCTTGACTATGCTCTGGAATATGAGATCGTCGACAGAAACTACTCACGCACATTCAAGCTGACTGACGAAACGATCAAAGCGATCCAGAAAGTCAAGAAAGAGCACATACCTTTTGCGGACGAAGAAATATCAAAGCTCTGGGAACATGTCGACGATAAGAATTTCGTTGATGTGATACTCATTCAGTGTTATTCTGGATGGCGTCCACAAGAGCTCGGCCTAATTGAGCTTGCCAATGTAGACCTTGAGAATGGCACTTTCAAAGGTGGCATCAAGACCGAAGCTGGTGAAGACCGCGTCGTACCTATCCACTCAAAAATTCGCTACCTTGTGGAGCGACATTACAATAAAGCCAAAGAAATCGGCAGCCCATATCTCTTCAACTGCAAAGACAAGCGCAGCGGCAAGACTGTGATGATGAGCTATCAACGCTATAAGGCCGGCTTTGAGATGATCCGTGATGAGCTTAATCTTAACCCGGAGCATCGTCCTCACGACGGAAGAAAGCACTTTGTCACGGCCGCAAAGAAAGCCGGTATTGACGAATATGCAATCAAATACATGGTCGGTCACAAGATATCCGACATCACCGAAAAAGTCTATACCCAGCGAGAATTCGACTGGCTGAAGGAAGAAATCGAAAAAATAAAATAGGGTGTATTCTGTGTAGGAATGTCGATGTAGAAATAATATAGGAATAATATATGACTTACCTACATTTCCACCCTTTTAACCACATCTTACTACTGCTTAAACCATTGAAATAACAGCACTTAGCAGCGAGTAATCTGAAAAGATGTTTCTATAATAACTGCACAGAAAAAAATATACAACTATATTTTGAAAATTTTTTATGAACTAACTAAACCATTAACTTATTTCTGCTGTATCGGGATGGAGAAAAATTATGCGAAGATTTTGTTTCAAAGCATAATTTACTGTTTGGCCTGTCCCAGATCGTAGTTTACGATTGTTATCATAGACTGCCAGCAAGAAATCTGCATGATCTACCATATAATAATTTCTCTTTTTATAATCGGATGCAGTTCCACTTTGTCCTATAACAATACATTTTGTGGCATTATGAATAATTATCTGCAACCGCTGTTTGCTCATTGCATCCCATTTCGAATCATGCCCTTCAAATGGAAGTGCAACAATTAACTCAATATCTTGATATCCCGGTTGTTCTTTGAGATATAAGAGTTGTTCGGCTGCCCACATATCTACCCCTAATGTACCTCCAACATAAAAGCGGAAAATACCTTCTTCATCATGCAAATGACAAAATGTTTTTAGCATTGCTTTTTTTATCTTTTTGCACAACGAATACCCTTCATTATACTTGAACTTAAATCGAGTTGGACGGTGCCCAGTAATGGCACAAGCGTATGTTTTTTTCAAAAACTTCACCCCACTTCAAATCTCACGCAAACAAAAATGAAATAACGCAAATAAAACGGCGAAAATAGGCATATATTCATTATTATAACACATACTATGTTTATAATCCAGGCATTTCATCTGTTATCCTTGTATATAGCGAGGTGAGGATATGGATGAAGAATTTATCCGCAATCGGATCACCGAATTGCGTTTGAAAAAAGGCGCATCGGAATATCAAATGAGTTTGGCTTTAGGACAGAACCGGAGCTATATTCAGGGGATTTCCTCTGGTCGATCTCTTCCGTCAATGGCTCAGTTCTTAAAAATTTGTGATTACTTTGAGATTACCCCTTTGCAGTTTTTTGATGCAGAAGCGGTCAATCCACAGTTAATCCGTAAAGCGATGGACGGAATGCGAAAACTCAAGGACGAAGATCTGATTATGCTAATTGGCTTTATTAACCGACTGCAATCCAAGGACTGACGGCGGGGGTTTCGACCCATGGTCGTCTATTTTTGCAATTTTTCTAAATAACTATTACTTTTTTCTTCATCCGTAAGTATCTGTTCACCTGTACGGTTCAAGGGGGTATAAAAATGGACTGCCCCCCAGTCCACATACGAATCGGGCGGCAATTCTGCCGCCCGATTTTTGTTTCAAAGCCATCTGCAAAGGAGTAGGAATCCGCTGTCGGCAAAGTGGCAGACTGCTCCCCAGGTGTGGGATCAGGGGCGTCACAGGTATCCGCAGGAGCGCTTTCCGGCTGCACTGCCGGGGATTCATCAGACGCATCATCTTCCAGCACAGGGGCGTTTTCCGGCTCGTCAGGGCAGGGTAAGTCAGAGCATAAAGTATAGAGGTTGCTGGTCTGGCCGCCGTTCTTACGCTCGTCAAACCGGGCCTGTTTGACGATATATCCCGCCTTCACCAGCTCATCCAGCGCTCGCTTTACGGTGGACACCCCATAGCCACACTTGGCGGCTATGGTCTTGATAGAGGGAAAGCACTTGCCCTCTTTGTTGCAATGCAGAACCAGGACTTGCAGCACAAGCCGTGCTCTGGGCTTCAGTTCAGAAGAAAATGCCCGCTGCATATACTCAAACTTTGCCATATTCCAATCCTCCCAATCATGTCATACTGTTACAGGCGCTTTTCTCCTGCAATATACTTCTCCACAAGCGGCCGGTAGATCTGCCCATTGACCCGTTTCGCAAACAGGTCGTGGGATGCCGCCGCAATCTGCACATTTTCCCCAAAGAGTTCCATACAGTATTCCTGAATTTCCTGCGGCACACAGATCGCTACCGGGCGCACCTCCAATGAGCCGCACTCGGACAATGCCTTGTGGAACACCGGAATCTCATAGGGCAGGACACTCCCGCACAGGAGCCGGTGATCCGCGTCACGGAAAATAGAGGTGGGCGTCTGCATCACGCCGCAATCATAGATGATAAACTGATACGCCTTATCCGGCTCGTTGGTCAGGTAGCAGTCGATCCCATCAATGGTGTAATGCTCCCCATCCGGCGCCGCTTCGTAGATGTTCAGCAGGAGCTGCAGGTGGCGGTTCTGATTGACTTCGATATACGCCACCTCCGCACCTCTGGCCGCCAGCCAAGATGCCAGGTTAAAGGCCGTCACTGTCACGCCGCTCCTGCGCTGCGAACCGGCCACGGCAATACGGATATTCCGGGCGTTCCAGCGGTACGGAATAATCTCATCCGGCTCCGGTGCCTTCTCACGCTGAGTAGCTGGCTGTTCGTAGACGGGAGCCTTTACCACATACCGCTGCATCCCATCTTCGGAAAGCGCTTCTGTCAGCTCGTCCAGGGCGTCCTCCATCGTTTCACCCGTAACCAGATTCACAACGCCGATGGACAGTAGCCGCTGTACCTCGCCGTTCACATCCTCGCAGCCGGAGAGGATGACGATGATCCGGGCGGAGAACATCATCTGAAAGGATTGCAGGGCAAGGGTGAAATCATTGCCGCTTTCCTCGATACACGCCGCATCCACCACAAAGAATTTGGCGTTGGCATAATTGCGCATATCTTTGGTAACGAAACTTTTCAGGCTGAACCGGCCGACCAGCTTCTTGGCGGGCAGAGTCATATTCCGCACGGCGGGGTCGATCAGGTTGCTTTTCTGGTTACTCGTCAAGTACAACAGCATAGGATTCACCTCCCATATTTTCAGCACTGGTTTTGTCATCCGCCCCACCGGTCAGCAAGAGGACGATGCCCACCACTACGATCACGATGTAGATAAACAGTTCAATCAGCTTGTTTCGGTTATTCATATCGCACCCCTTTAGTAGATCGCCCACAAGGGACCGCCTGCTGCGGCGCCCTTTCTGGCCTCATCCAGAATGATTGATATATCCCATTCCTGTTCGCTTCGTTTTTTACTGGCAGGATCGGCCACCAGGATTTTTCCTTCAGAGGTCACTCCACGCAGCACCATAAAGTGACCGCTGGATGTGAAGTGGCCTTTTGACATAAGTGCCACAATCAATTTCCCGGATGCCAAAGCATCCACCACGGCCTGCGGGTCATCGGTGCTGATGCTTTCCCATTGAAGCCCAAAGCCCTCCGCAGCCCCCGGTATCAACGAGTGATAGGAACCGTTGCCGGAACACCAATAGCCATTCTGATACGCCCATTCTGCCATTGTGGGGGGATCAACAGTCTGGTCTGTCAGGCTGGATACCACAATCGCCATAGAGGTCGGGCCACATCCATAACCGCCGATATTATCGGTTCCATACGGAAGATCGGCCCAACGCTCATCCAACTGATTGTAGTAGACGACTTCGGTCACCCCATCCGTAAAGATGATGCCCTCATAGCTCTGACCACTACCATCTATATAGTCTTTCTCATAAATGCCGAGCTGCTGGTTGTAACCATATTGCTTCTGAAAATCCTCCACCACGTTTACCTCATCACCAATCAACCATTGGGACAGTACGGAAAAGGGGCTGGTAATGAGGTACAGGATGAAGGCAATTAAAAGCAAAAGCCCCAGAACCGGGGCCAGGATCATAAACAGGATTCTTTTCCGGCTCTCGGAGTCGGTAGCCGCCTGCACAGCTACCTTTGCCAGAATTTTTGCAGTCAACGGATCAACAGCCAAAAAATCACCTCCATAATCAGTCCGGTTCCATACCGGGGGCTTCCATCATCTGCTCCATTTGCAGATTGAACGCCTCCCGCCGTTTACCGGCGCTGTCGTCAATTTCAAACACCTTTTCTCCTTTGTCATTTTTCCGGACAGATACCATGTAGTCCCCATTGGCGATGAAGCAGGCCGTAAAGAGCGCCCGAATCGCCGGGGCAGGCATCCGCGAAATCTCAAAAGGAGTAGCAGCACACTTGCTGTTCCAGGAAAAGAGGTTGCGGGCGGCATCCGCCGTAATCTTCATCCAGTCATATTCAAACTCCTCTTTCCGCATCATCTTGGTAAAGTCGATTCCCTCCGGGCAGAGGTAACGATCCATCTTCTGAAAGAGAGCCGGATGGGAAGCCATCAGGAAAAGGGCGGCATGGTAGGAAGCGTCCAAATCACTGCCCCTCCAACGTATGGCAGCCATCTTGTTGACCAGGTATTCGTATCGTTCCGCATGATTCATCTGAAAACCTCCTGTGTGGAATAAGTAAGGCGACCGGGATTGCTCCCGGCCGCCACCGAATTACCGGCCGCCAGCCTTGCCCATATAGGAAAACTTGTAAGCCGGAATCTCAAAGTTTACATGAAGCCGCTTGGACCCAATGATAAAGAGCGCGTGTCCACGCCGCTTGCTCTCCAACAATTCCTGCTCCGCGTCCGTCAGGTTGTAGAGGTCTTTGGTTTCCTGAAGGTTTTTGCCGTCGCAGCCCATCAGGATTTTATAGCACGGAATATCCAAAAGGGCCTGCCCGTACATTTTGACCTCCGGGGCCAGGAAATCCACCACGGAATGAGAAATGATTGCCAGTCCAGCTTCATACTTTCTTGCCCGCTTCTCCACATTACGCAGGAACACCAGGGATTGCGGGACCTGCGGGTCAATCATCAGATATGCCTCGTCACATACCAGCAGGCAACGCTCATTCCGGTCGCGGCTCATTTCCTCCCAGCACCAGCTCAACAGGTTCAGATACTGCGTGCGTTTGACATTATCCGACGCATTTTGCAGGTCGTGGGTATCCAGGCAAATAAACCGGGAATTGGCCTCCAGCGTGGTGTGGCCGTTCCACAGAAAGCTGTCGCTGCCCGCTGCGGCGTCGTACAGCAGCATTGCCAGATCACGATATACCGGATTCTCCTTGTTGGCCTCCGCTTTCTTTTCCAGCAGGGCGTGAAGGTCGGACAGAATGGGAAAATCCGTGGCCTTGAGCTGCCGAATATCCGTTTCCCAGAAGATGCCGAACTGATTGTAGAGTTCAATGATCGTCTGCTTGAGGATCGCTTTCTGCATATCCGTCAGGCTGGGCAGATACAGGGAAAATTCAATCTCCAGTGTTTTCATGTGCAGCGCCATATCAGACATTCCGTTTCCTTCATCGGTATAGAGTTTGTCGGTTTCATCGTCATCGTCACGGGGCGCCGGTCTGATCTGCAAAAGGTTGGAGCGGCCGTTTTTTCCGCCGCCAGCATTGAGCCAGCTTCCGTTCAGGTTCCGGCACATATCCTTATATTCGGATTCCGGGTCGATGCACAGGATTTTCGTCCCCTTCATGTATTCCGAAAGCATGATGTGCTTCACAACGGTACTCTTGCCGATACCGGCCACACCCATAATCACGAAGCTACTATTGGTGCGGTCGTTTCCGCGCTCCCAGGTATCCAGAATCACCAGGCCGCCGTTGCTGTCCTTTGCAAAATAAATGCCCCGACCATCGTTGTAACCGGAGCTGGCAAACGGGAATCCGCCCACAAAGGTACTCATGGGAATAATACGGGACACAATGCTGTCCACCGTGGAGTTGGCCGGATAGGTGGGAGAAATGCTCTGGAACCCTTCCTTTTGGAGATTGGCGAGGGTGCGCACCTTGCACTTCTGGATGTTGAAGGCGCTCTCCACACGGCGGCAGACCTTTGTGAAGTTGACCTCATCCTGTGCAATCGGCATCACGGTCAGCGACATCATGGCAACCGTTTCGCCCTCTTGGTCGATCCGCTGCATGGTTTTCTCGCCGTCCTCGGCGGCTTTCTCGGCGCGCTGCCGGGTCAGCGGGTCTTTGGCACTGTCAGCGGCGCCGCGCTGTTGGACAATGCTTTTGGAGATTGCGGAAATGAGCGAACCATTGTCAATGGGGGTAATCCCCACCGAAACAATGGTGCTGGGGATGTTGGTGATCTTGGAAAGCCACCCCATATCCACCTTCTGCGGATAGCGGACGGCGCCGTACACCTTACCCAGATTTTCACCGATGACCAAACTGTTTCGCTTGATTTCCAGCCCCATCGGGGTAATGACATTTAACAGCGCTTCATTGACGGGAAACGCTTCTTCTTTTTTCTTAGAACCTAACAATGATCCACCTCCAACTGTTGATTGCGGTAAGGCACCCCAATGTAGTCCAGCACAGCGCCGCACCCCAATTTATTGATGCAGTAATCATACTGCTGGGGATGCGTCACCTGCATAAGCTGAAATCGGTTCGGCTCATGCTCCAGATGAACGCCGTACATACAATACATACACCCCGATCTGGAAACACCGGTGGTTTTCAGAATCGGGGTGCCGTTCTTCTTGCGGCTTTCAACAATGTCCCCATAGATGGGGGCATAGGGAATGCCGGTCATTTTCAGATACCGCAAAATATCTTCTTCCAGCCAGAACGCAAGGGGCTGGCTGAGAGGCCGCTGGCGCTCGAAGCCGTTGCAGCCAAACTTGATCCAGGATTGCTCCCGCAGCTTGCTTTCGCAGGCCAGGACACCCGTAATCGGGTGCCGCCCGGACTGCCTTTCAAATTTGTTCAGCGGCGCTTTTTTCATGTGGTAACAACACCTTGCCGAAATCTTGAAGGGAGCGTCCAGAAGGTATTTGTAATTCTCGCAGTTGTAAATCGACTTCTTTCCGTTCTTGTCCAGCAGTTCTCCATTGAGTCGTGCCAGACGGTAAGGTTGTCCCTTTCTTGCGCCGTTGATAACATCCGAAACCTCTTTGGAGATGATCGGATAGCCGTACTTCTCAAGAATCTGAGTGAACGGATAGCGCGGGCGAAGTCAAATAACATTGTCCTTCGTTTTTACGAAATCGCGCAGTTCGGGGTATTCCAACCCCGTGTCAACATACACAGCAGGAATATCAGGGTAGACCCGCCGTGCCAGATCAAGCAGCACGGTGGAGTCTTTACCGCCCGAAAAGCTGATAAAGACCTGCCCATCGTACCGCATATACCATTCCATGATTCTCGTCTGCGTAACTCTGATTTTTCTTTCGAGGCTCCAACCCTGCATGATTTTCAAATCCTGCCGGGTGTGCTTCATACTTAGGCAACACCTACACTTTCCAAAATCGGGATCGCAGCATTGATGCCGGAATCCTCCAAATGCACATAGGCGGGGTTGTTGACCAGGTTGCACAGCCGGACAATATCCTGCTGTTGCAGAATCTCGGTCTGAATGCCGCTGTCCGAAAAATATCCGCCGAGCAGCTTGAGCTTCTGAAGCAGATCGCGCTCAACGCCATCGCTTACCCTATCCCAAATCTTGATGTAGAATTGCCGTTCCACAACCTCGCCGGAAAGAGCAAAGGCGCCCATTTCCACGATTTCCTGCTTCAGCAGTTCCTTTTGCTTCACATCGGAAGAAGAAGTGAGTGTGGCAGACAGCTCCGACAACAGCGGAGAAATATCCACCGGGCGGGATACAGCCAAAAGCTGAAACGGGTATTGTGCGCTGGACAGGCTCACCGTAAGCTGCTTGGCAATCAGGCGCTTTTCGTTTTTGCTGAACAGTTCCGTGCTGATCGGGTAGATTTTCAGATATGCCAGAGCCAGATTGTCACGGGTATAGAGGAAGTTCCCCCGAATATCCTTCACATTCACAAACTCATTGGCGGTGATCTGGGCCAGTTCTTCCTTGTCCTTGTTCTTCGATTTTTTGTGTTTGGCCGACAACTTCAGAAAAAGCAGCGTTCCACCGCCCAGCAGCGCACAGACGCAGATCATAATAATCGGCAAAAGCAATTTATCGACCTCGCTTTCTTTGCCATAAAAATAGGCCCTGCTTTTCAGCAGAGCCATGTGTTACAGTTCCAAATCTTCTTCATCTTCACTTTCTTCACCGTACTCAAAATCCAACTCATCCGGTTCAAAAGAAAAGCTGTGGTCTGAGATACAGTCCAGGGCGCCAATGGCGTCCAGCTCATCAAAATGCTCTTGGAAGAAAGCCAGATCTTCCACATCGGCGCGCACGGTTTCGCCATCCCCATAGAGATAGGTCTGGATTTTCGCTTCGATGGTATCCCCCAGGGACCACTCGGAGAGAACCTCGGAGATTTCATCACAGGTCAGCAGTTCATCCAGCCCATCCGGGCTACCGGGGACAAAATGCTCCGTCATCAGAGAGTGGGGGGCATCCAGAGTCACCACCGAAAACATTTTGCTCATCGGCCTGCCTCCATATCCTCTCCGGCTCCGGTGTCCATGTCCCATCCCTTGCCGAACATGAGGTTCATAAACTCTTTCATGTCGGCGGCGGACCGTACTTCAAAGGATACCGCTGCGGGGACCGGCTGCGGAAAATACTCCTGATACATGGCAATCTGTTCATCGGTCAAAGAAACGCCCCGTCCTTCCGGGGTATCGCCATAGAGGAAAAAAGTTCCGTGAATGGTATCCGGCCCGTACTGCCGGTTCTCCGGCAGCCCTGCCAGTTTCCCGGACGCATTGCAGCAGAGAACCGTTTCGCAGGGCAGAGGAATACACTCAATATCCCCGCCTACAAGTTCCTGCCAGTGTTCCAGAGAATCCTCCAGCATGGTCGTATAAGGCGCCCGCCCAGGTTCAAACACCATAATCCGAATCGTTCTGTTGTCGTTCATATCCATTCTCCTTTTCCTTACGGATTGCCCGGTGCGATATGCCAATCATCATAGAGGGAGCCGCTGATCGTTACATCATCGGTGAGATTCATGGCGAGCATCCCCGCAGGCGTCCAAATATCTATCACATGAGTATTGACCGTGTAGCTCCCGTCCGGGAACCAAACCGGCGAAAAATGCACCCGCTGGTTGTAGGTACTGTAAATGTTTTTGGCAAACTGGAACCGCGCCGTTGTTCCGCTGGTGAGCCGTTCAAGCAGCCGCCAATAGGTTCCATAGCCAAACTCCGGGAAGTAGGATACGGCTGTCTGCCCATAGGTATAATGCGACAGCGGAGCAGAGGTACTGACGGTTGCCGTAACAGTATTTGTTACACCATAGCCCGACTTCATCAAATCACCCGATGCGGTAGGAACTTTTTCGTCTGGCTCGATTCGGGTAGTGGCTGTCATGCTGGCGGAGTAATTGTCCCGGAAGAAATCATACCACCCTTCATCTACCCAATATCCTGTATTTTTACCTGTACTGTGCCACACCCAATAGGGGTGCCATTTCGCCCACCAGACACTCCATGCTGCATAGGTCTTGGTTTCTCGGCTGGGAACGCTGCTGGCCGTCCAGCTTCCCATCGTATCGGTGGCTTTCGGGTCGGGCGGGTCGTTGCCGGAGAGATCTACCACCTTTGCGCGAATGGTGCTTTGGCTCAACGACCCTTTATTAGTGCTGACATAGATGGTAATATCCTGCGGCTCCGACGGTGTATGCCACTTTACCCAGGCAATCTGACTATCTCCCGATGGAATCACAATATTGTTCATCCGGTAGGTGCTGCCGTTGATACTAAAGGATACCGTAGCAGGGCTATCAGGATTGATCTCCGATCCCGCATAAAGCGTTACCGGCGTGATAACATCCGTATCCACACGGTACTCATAGTCATAGTCCGTTGGCTCCGGCTGTGCAGGTGGGTCGGTAAACCACACGATGCCCATACCCAGATAGGTGATAATAGTATCGTTGGAACAGGTCTTATTGGTAGCCCCTGTATAGGCCGGAAATCCCATATCCGCATATTCCAGGAACATAGCCAGCGGCAGGTTTTTATGGGTCAAACTCGTCATGGTCTTACGCAAGGACCCGCCTGCCTGATTATCATAGAGCGCGGCTTCATGGGCAGTCATGGCCATCATAATTCCGTTGTGCTTAAAATAGGCGATTGGCTCCAAAAACAGCTTGTACTGTCCGCCAATCAGTTCCTCGTATGCGATTCCGGTCTGCTGCGCCACCAGTTTTACCGCATACTCGGAGCAGAAGTATTTCTTGATTGCTTCAATATTGGCGCTATAACTGCCGGTGCTTATGATACGAGGCAACGCAATATCCGGCTTCTTACAGGTATAGCCGCTTGTGCTTGGTGAAATGTTGGCGCCGTTGGCATACTGAATTTTACTGACCTTACCAAAGTGAATCTTGATGGATGGTGTATTGCTGGACAGGTCAAATGGTGTAGACACCGGTTGGCCGGATTCCGCATCTACGACGGTAATCCGCACACCCTCCATACCAGGAGTCCAGGAGTTCTGCGAGGTTCCTTGCCCCATACCGCCGCCACCGCCATCCACATTTCCGCTGCCTCCGGTATCTGCCAGGGCGCTCATAGGGCAGATACCCAGCAGCAGCACAACTGTGAGCAACATTACAAATATCCGCTTCAAAAACGCACCTCCAATCAAATTAGTTGAGGACAAAAAAAGAGTACGGTATTGCTACCGTACTCTCCGGGGTTGTTATCAGCCCATGTTGCCGACCTGTTTGTTTATATCTCCATCGGAATGAACATTCTCCTGCACAGTGCCGCCGCCCTCATCGGTGATCCAGCCAAAGCCTTCCAGATAGATGGAACCGCCCTGTGTGTCGCCGGTCTGGGGCTGGTTGCTGTCCGACTCATGCACAATCGGCTCATCCTTTTCGCTGGCCGCCTGCTGTTCCTCTTGAGAAGGTGCCGGGGGCGGAGTGGTTTCGGGTTTCTTTTCGCTGTCGGTCAGGTTGACATCCACCTGATCTTCTTCCTCCACATTCAAAACGGCGTCCGTCTGGTTCTGGCTGTCAGTGGCTTCGGGCTTCGAGGCGTCCGGAACCACCACCAGCGGTTCACTGGAGCTGCCGTCCGGGGTATTGCTGCTATCCACATCCTCGGCAGATACATCCGAGGGGGTGGATGCCGGATCAACGGTCGTGGTCTGCCCACCCTTGCCCAGCAGCACTGCGGCGATCACAATTACCACAACAGCGGCTACACCGAGAGCGGCCAGCAGCTTTTTGTTTTTAGAACTCATTTGCAAACCTCCTTGTACGGTAAATTTATATCAAAATAGCGGCAATATTTTCCGCCATCATTATACCATTTGCACAAATACGGCGTCCAGGTGTGATTCCTGCCAAATATTTTTTTGCGCTATGGAAAAGCGACAGGGCGAAATACACAAAATTAAAACCTGGGAACATATTTGGCGTTGAGTTTCATGGTGATCTGCATGGGGGGCAGATGCCCGAACCCAAAGGAAAGCGGCACATCAACAGTGATTGTTCCTGTGACATTGAGCTGCGTAATGCCATCCGGCACAGACGGCGCCAGTGGAGCGTTTTCCACTTCCAGGTGCAGGTCGTACAGTCGATACTCCAAATCCTCGCCGCTGTACTTTACATACTGCCCGCCCTCGTATTCAACACCCAAAACATTTTGCAGGCGGGCATACACATTGCCGCTGGTAACATTCTGCGACCAGGACGAACCGGCAAGCTGGTAGCCACCAGAGTAACCCTCCCGTAAACCGGCATAGGCTTCATCCCAGTTCTCGGTAGCCACATCCACAATGGCGGACTGGACAGAATCGCGCACCCCCTGTGCAACAATCATCAGCCGCATATACTCAAAGGTCACACAGGCCAGAATCAGGCAGCAGAGGACAACCGCCAAAATCATCGGTACACCTTGACCGGATTTGCTTTTCAGGACTTCTCGGATCTTTTTCACTTCCAATACACCTCCGAAGTCCCGCTGGCCTTTGCTGTCAGAGTGACAGGAAAAGATGCAAACTCACCGAACAGTCCGATGTTGACGGTGGTTGTGAGGGTCACTTCCACCTCGTTGCCGAGCTGGATTTTTCCGGTGTCGCTCCATGAGATATTGGGGTCGAGTCCGGTTTGCTCCCGCAAATCCGCTGCTTTTGCGTTTGTGGCAGAGCCAACCTGCCCATTGATTTCCGCAGTCCGAACCAGTTCGTCCGCAAAGACATCAAGGTTCTGCTTTGCCACGAATACCGGTGCAATGCGGACCACCAAAGCCAGAACCATTGCAATCGCCAGGACCAGGACACACACATCCACAAAGCCCTCGCCCCGTTTGTCCTTCAGAAGTCGTTTCAAGGTTTCTCCACCTCCTTTAGAACAGTTCGCCAAAGGCTTCCAACACCACATAGCCCAGGACACCCAGATACATCAGCAGGAAACAGCCCAGCAGCATAAAGGAATACTTACGCATTTTTCCCGGCTGCTTCATGGCTTCCAGTTTCAGTTTTTGAAGTTCCAACTGCTTAAAGGTCATAGAAAGCATCTGGAAATACATGATACCGTTGTCACCGCGCTTGACCGAGATCAAGCCGCGCACCACATCGGACAGCATGGTACTTCCAATCCGGCTCTCCATGCGGGTGAGTGCGTTTTCCTCGTTGCCGGATGCCATATCCGCAATCGTGATTTCCAGTTCCCGCTTCATGGCATGACCGGCGTTTCTCTGGTAGGATTTCAGGATGTTCAGCACATCACGGGATGCGCGTAGTTCCTGTTCAATGGTGTTTACAAATCTGGGCAGCTCGGCCTCGATTTCTTCCCGGCGCTGCTGAACGATCTCGTCCGCTCGTTTCTGCTCTTTGAAATAAACTGCCACCGCCAGAAACACAATGACCGGAGCAAGGATCGGGAAAATCAGAAGGGCCGGGATAATCAGCAGAGCAATCAGCCCAGCCTTTACCCAGGCCGCCGCAATATAGGTTTCCGGGGACATTTTAATTTCAGCGGATTTTAACTGCGCCTCCAGCTTCTTCCGCTTATAGCTGTCCAGATGTACCAGCGGAGAGAGCCGTGCCGCCATATCGAACAGGATAGCGTTGATGCTGCCTTTCTGTGACTTTCCACGGCTTGTTACGGTCAGAACCGCCTTAGTGCTTGCGGAAGTCGGCAGCCGGAGCAACCCGGCCAATAAAAAGAACGCTCCCAGGCCAAAGAGCGTCCCAAAGCATAGTAAAATGAGATACAAAACTCGCGTCACCTCAATTCTTTGTAATAGAGCCGTTTGGGGCCGGTGTTGCGGCTGTCGGCTCTGGGGCGCCCCGGCACATTCCAGTTCCCGCCGCCTCGCAGTCCCGGCGCACATTGCCAGCCGGAAGCCCGCAGGCTGGCTCCGTTTTCGGCTGCCAGGGTGTAGGTGATGATTTTCTGATAGCCCATCAGTTTCGCAATCCGGGCGCACCGGCTGTAAAGAAAGCTGCACCCATTGGCAATGCCATCGGTGCAAAGCCGGGTCACTTCCGCTGTTTTGCCATCATCCAGTCGGCGGGCAACGGGGCGCCCCACAATCGCAACTCCATGAACGGCGTCCAAATCATCTACGACAGCCACACAGAATTTACAGCCGCGCACCTGACCACTGTGCCGGTGATGCGCCAGAACAAACGCATTGGCGTCCCGCAGGGAGATCGGTAGCAC